ACTGCTCCACCGCCATATAGGATTATTGCTGCTGAATTATTAGAAGATCTAAACTCTGGCCAGTCCGCTGCTGCCAAAATATTAAAAGATTTTGATCAAACTCTTTATGATAACGAAGGACAACCCATAGCTAATCCAACAATCAGAATTAAAGATAGGATTGATTCCCCATTATCTAAAGGAACAAAAGTATACTGTTATTTTGATACTTATTTAGCTGAGTATATAGCTTTTAGTGCTGCTGATGCTTGGCCTATGATTATGACTTTTGTAGCTAATGAAACTTTTAGACCATCAGATAAAATTGTTGATGTGAGTGTAATTGCTAATGCGACTCTTGGCGGAGTTAATATTGACCCCCAATTTGGTGGTTATTCTAGTAATAGGGTCAGTAGTGGCTTTATTGGTAATATAGCTGCTTATAATGTAAAAAGATGTGGCGCGATGAGGGGTGATTTAGTTACTATACATAGAGTAAGTATGCAAGGATATTCTCTATCAGCATCAGACAGTTCTCCCTATGTGTATATAGTTGTTCATACTGGAGAAAGTAACGAAGCTGTACCAGTTGGACCGGTATATTAGGAGTTATAAATGGTAGCGGAATCAGGATTATTTGTTGAGTGTGCAGAAAATTTAATAGAAGTACCTTCTATCGAGAGTGATGCGCTAAGATACTTTAATATAGCTATCGAGCTAATACCAGGATATAAAGAATATGTGCCACAAGCATTAGTTCATTCTACCGACCAAGGCCTAGCTTGGGTTGATATTGAAGATGTTATAGTGATATTATGTTGGAAAGTTAATGACGATAGAGAAAATCCAAAGTTTATTATTGAGCGAGGCCATATTCCAACATTTGTCACAGAACCAGCAGAACCATGTTCAGTAAAAATTACAGCATGTCCAAATGATTCAAGTTCTGTAGTTGCTCCTACGATAGGAGAGGACACTTTTAAAATATGTGATTTTAGTAAGATTACAATTGATATACCAGATGAAGAGCTTAGAAATAAATTTGTTAATCCGTTTCCTTATAGATATTTTAATCTAGCAATCGAACTCATTTATGGCTATGAAGCTGGATCTCCACAAATACTCACGCATTCTGCTAAATGTGACCCAGATCAATCATATCCTAGTCTAACTTGGCAAACACTAGGATGTCTAAGTTTAATGAATTGTATAGCGTTAGATGACGTAAATGGTTTGCATGATTTAAGAGCTGAGATTGCTACAATTTATGCTTTTGAAGCAACTATATCCATAGGAAGTTCTTCACAATCAATTCCAGAAGGATTATTTGGTGATGGATCTCCTCCAAGATCTGATCCCGACGGAGGCGGCGGAGGAGATTTTCCTCCTGTTGATATTATTATCCAACCTCCACAGCCTTATATTCCGGCTCCCCCTATTGAATATCCTTTGCCAACCCCTACTCCTACCCCTACACCAGAACCACCACCCACAAGAGAGCCACCTGATGTACCACCAATAGATGGAGGGCCTATAGATGGATATCCGCCGGGCGGTGGAGGTGGAGGCGGCGGTGGAGGCGGCGGTGGAGGCGGTGGAGGCGGTGGTGGAGACTATCCACCTTGTCCTGAAGGTTTCATAGAATATGAAAATAAAGTTTGCTGTCCTGAGGGTTGGGAGCCAGTCTATATTGATGAAGATTTTCCATATTACGGATATAGATGTTGTCCTATAGGTTATGATATTTGTACCAATCCGTGTAGTCCAGATTATGGGTTATGCGTACCACCTACTGACGAATGGTGTCAAAATGCACCGACGGCAACTCCATCACCAACCCCAACTTATACTATTACTCCTAGTCCAACCCCAAGAGAAAGTCCAACTCCAACCCCAACACAATGTATACCATGTGATATAATATTTGATGCTATACAATCAGAAGAAGATGTATATAGATATTTTAATATGCCTATTGAACAGATTCCAAATTATAACGAAAGTAAAATACAATTTTTAGGACATAGCGTCAAAGGATCTCGTACACAAATTTTTTATTCTGGAGAAACATATTTCGATGAATGTGGAACAGAACATTATAGAGAAGTGCCGATTATTTCTAGTTTTCCGTGTGGTTCTACCGGAATAGGATTGCAATGGTTTGAGCCAACTTGCGTAGAATTAGTTACTAATATAGAAGTAACAGAAGAAGCTTTAGTTGCTGAAAAACAAAAAATTACTGTTATCAACTATTATGCAGCATCCGACCGGTCTTGTGCTATTCCAGTAACAATGTGTCCCACGGTTACTCCTTCTAACACTCCAACCCCGACAGTAACTCCTTCGGTTTCTCCTAGTCCTACATTACCTCCTCCAGATCCTACTAATTCAGCGCTACCTCCGTATGTCCCTCCTGGCTTTCCATGTTCTTGTCCTGTCGGATATGAAGAAGTAGCTGAATGTGTCTGTTGTCCTGCTGGATGGAGTATTTGTACAAATCTAAATTGTCAAGCTTTTGGTTTTTGTATACCCCCAGATTTATTTGATGAGTTGTGCGGAGATTGTGGTGATCCTCCAGAACCTCCTCCTCCCCCTCCTATTGTTGAATGCCCCGCCGCTTGCGAAACGGAAGAGAATAATCAGAATTGTAATCCCCCAGCAATAGGAGGATGTGAGCCTTTTGGAGATACAGGAGGAGGGCCAGAAGGAAAAACAGATACTTTCGAGAAAGACAATTTAGATCAATTAGAAATTGGTATGGTTTTGTCTTGGGCAATTGTTCCTGATGGGCCAGAATGGAATGGTACTATCAAAATATTTTTTGATGATATCCTAGCAGGAGAGGTAGAATATACCAACGAAACATCTGGTAAAGGCTATTTTTGTAAACCAAACGGAGCTACTAAAGTAACAGTAAAGACAACATATGAAGATGGGGTATTTTATAGTTGGTCAATAGAGTGTAATGGATATTGTTGTCCGATACATCCTATTGTAAGATATCAGGTATTTGGTTGTCCAGACAATTGGGATTTTATGTGGAGGTGTGACCCAACATTTGGTGAGCCAGTAATAGCATGCTGTCCTCCAGGATGGGTCATCTCGGTTGGAGGACAATTGGACGGATTCTGTATTGATCCTAATAGAGTTAATAAAGCAGATTATCCAGAGGCATGCCCCTAGTTAAATTAAGGATTAATTATATATGGCTACACCTACACCAACAAGAACACAAACACGAACACCAACAGCAACGGTGACAGGTACTCCTACGCCTACTCCAACAGTTACTAATACCCCTACAGTTACTCCAACAAGAACACAGACTAGAACACCAACACAAACCAGAACTCAGACCCCTCCTGCTTCAGCAACTCCTACTCAAACTAGAACTCCAACAGCTACTTTAACTCCAACCCCAACAGTTACTCCTTCTCAAACAATTACTAACAGTCCTACTCCTAGTGTAACTATTAGTTTTAGTCCAAGTCCAACAATTAGTGTTACACAAAGCCCAACTTCAACACCAACCAGATCACCTACTCCTACAGCCTCTCCTACTGCTACGCTGACGAGAACACCAACACCGACTCCTACTGTTACTCCTAGTTTATCGCAGCCAGATTATAGCGCATTAAATACTCCAGTTATTAATCCGACTAATACGCCAGAGCCTAGTCAAACTCCTACAATTAGTATAACCCCAACAATTAGTGTAACGCCCACTGCAACAGTTAGTAACACTCCGACTGTTACTCCAACTATTACGAATACTGTCAGTTTAAGTCCTACTACTACGCCTTCTAGAACTCCAACTCAAACAATTAGTGGTTCTCCAACTCCAACAGTAACACCTACTGCTACTGTAACTGTTACTCCGAGTTTAAGTTATTCTCCGACTCCAACTAATAGTCCTACAGCAACGAGAACACCTACTGTAACCCCCACTATTAGTCTTTCTCCAACCGTAAGCCCTAGCATAACCCCGACTCGAACTCCTACGGTTACTCCTAGTATTACTCAAAGTGTCTCTGTGAGTGTTAGTGCAAGTTTAGCATGGCCGTTACCTAGTAGAACGCCAAGTCCAACACCAACAAGAACTCAGACTGGAACGCCTACTAGAACGCCTACAGTAACTCCTACTATCAGCAATACGCCTAGTATAACACCAACAATAAGCGTAACACCAACTATAAGCGTAACACCAACTATTAGTGCATCAAGCGGATCAACTCCAACTCCTTCTAGCCCTTAATTTTTGATACCCATACAGCCTGTTGTGCCACTTCTTGGTGGAATGGTTTTAGTCCATATTTGATAACAGTATCTTTAATGTCTTTCTCTTCTATTTCTAACCAATCCCATAATTTACCTTTGACAAAAGAATTGAAATAAGCTTTACTAGGAGCATAGTCATGAGCCATAATAACATCTCCTTCTTTAAGAAAAGGAGCTATGAGATTATATTCGCATATTTTACATCCTCCATCACATAAAACCAATGTTGGATTTCCAGATTTTACAAAATCTTTTATCTCTTTTTTGCAGTAGTTGTTTTTAAAGTCAGAATAATCGCCATTAAACAAATTTTTAGTTTTAACTTCTACTCTATCATCAACTAATGGTATCAGAAATTCTTGCTTGTATATATCATAGGTTCTAATGATAGACTCTTTACATTCTATCTTATCTAGAATGTCTCTTACCATTAATGTTAGACCGCCATGCATTGTTCCTATTTCTAAAACTTTTGTTGGTCTTAGAGTACCAAGGATTTTGTTAAAAACTTCTTCTACATTAGGATTTTGTGCAGCATGTAGGTATCCATATGCGAATCCTCCGTTAACCATTTAATTCCTCCAGTTTTATATGTCTTAATAGATATCTTAGATTTTTATCTAGTGTACAATGTTTTTCGTACCATCTTCTAGCATTTTCAGAAATAAAACGTAAATATTCCTCATTATATCTTACACGATTCCATGTCTCTAATAGGCGATCTCCAAAACTTTCAAAATCAGAATGTTCAGGATTGCCATTCCAATATTTGATATCAGAAAAACAACTAATATAATGATAATTAGGAATTAAAGGATCATCATAGTCTGTATTGATAAATGGCCTTATCACAGGTGTCCCAACAGCAAAACATTCTATGTCACGGTTGCAAATTTCCGTTCCTCCAGGCAAACTTAAAGCACACCTATACTCAGACAGTTCTTTTAAATAGTCCTCATATGAGAGTGTCTCTGCTGCTTCATTTTGTCTTTTTTCAATAATAACTACAGACTCGTCATTGACTCTTGATAGCATTTGTGACCTAAAAGGCCAAAGCCATCCTCTAAAAATCATTTCGTCTAATGTGTCTTCTTTGTGTTCGTAATCTATTTTGCTAGGACCATATGGTCCATAGTAAAAAGATTTGTAAATTTTAGTTATATCTAATGGGCAATAAAGATCATCATTTCCTATAGTTTCTTTTCTCCAGTTGAAATAATCAAAATAATTAAAACCACCAGGATAGAAAAACTTAACCATATTTTCAGGTTGCCAACCAATATGCTTCATAAAGTGATATCGCCAATTATCGAAAAATGAGACTAGCATGTATTTCTGATTTGTAGGATTAATAATAGAGAAATTCATACAACTAAAAATACTACCATAACCAAAATTATCATATTTAGGATGATTTACAATTTCAAAATCATGTTCTTCATATTTTTTTTGTAGTTTTTTATATAGCTTATTAAAAAATGTTGACACATAAAAATGTGGCCAATCATTAAAATCATGTTGAATATGATATTTCATCAGATATATCCTGTAATTGGATCTTGCCATTCCTTGCTGATACTATGTGGCCATACTATCCAGCTTGTTGGTCTTTTCTTTGTTTGGAAACTTCTCCATATTTTGTAATATCCATCAGGATCGTTTTTCATTCTTTTTATTTCTTCTCTATCTGCATCTTGCCTATACATATCTTGCCCCTTTTCATCCTTGAATGCTACGCACCAAAAATCATAATCATCATGCGGCATTTGATTAAAACCAAGATCTATACAATGCTTAAATATATGAAGAAGACTATTGTTAAATGCTTCATCTGATATTTTCATATTTTCAAACTTAGGCAATTTATTATCTAATACAGCCTGAGTTATCGCTCGCTGCTTAAAACTAATCCCAGAAAATTTCTCATAATCAGAAAGAGTTCTCTTATCGCCAAATCCATATATTCCGAAATCAATATCTTGGATTTCGCCATCCATGCCCAATAGTTTCCTATTTCTCTTATGACAAATTTCATTTCTCTTACCCCATCCTTTGTCGTCATCCCATTGTTTGGTTCTTCCTTTTCTAGTGTACTCATGCCAAACTATTACTTTGTGAGGATGGAAAATATCATAACCATGAGTAAAAGCTCTTGCTGCTATACTAATTTCTTCTCCATGAAAGTAATAGTGAGGATCATGTTTAACTTCTTTAGCGAATTCTCCTAAAGTAAAAGCAAAATGGGCACTATAAAATCTTCCTAATAATGGTTTGTCTAAATCATCTTTGGATGGGTCGAATGCAGCAGGAAGAAAGAATATGGCTCCTTCTGGAATAAATCTATCGAAGGTCATTTTCCAAGGTTCTTGAACTCTATCTTGAGGATCATTTTCTGGATTATAACTAGGAATATAAGCTGTAATCAGAGGCTTAGGATGTCCTTCTTTTTGTAGTCCTTCTAGCATTCTAATTAACTTAGCATCCCAATCCTGAGTAAAACGATGATGACTATCTAATTGAAGAGTATACTTCTCATTGTTGTATAATCCCTGAACTAGATTCCGAGCCCAGCAAACTCCTTGAGATTCTCTGTAATCTATATCTAAAATTTTGAACTGGGGATGATCCATAAATTCTTCGATATCGTCCCAATCATCATCTTTGGATCTTTGCCAAGCAATACCAAAACGTAAATTTTCTGGATGCTTGGCTTTTGCTAAACAATCTTTTAATGTGGGCAATAATTCTGGATCTCTATAAGCAGCGATTTGAATAAAGATAGTGTCAGTTTTCTCTTCTCTCATTGTTTCCATAATGAACGATCCTATTGTGTGTAAAAGGGCTTGCTAATAAAATTGCTGGATTAATTTCTTTTTTGCGAGTAAGTTGAAATAGATAACTCATCCAAGTTTGTTCATATGGATGAGCCCATTTCTTATCTATAAAACATTTCTTGTTTCCTTCTTTTCCTATTATATGCGGCCAGTTGCAATAATAAACTTCTCCCTCTGCATATGGTATTCCTTCATAGCTTTTGATGCAACTAAATTGAGTATTAGGCCTACTATTACTATTTATATTCCCAAAATATTTGCTTTTTTCTTTAACAGGAACATTGTGCCAGGCCCATTGTTCGGAATTATTCCCAAAGAATTCACTAAAACACAACTTTAAGAATGTATAATTTTCTTTTTCCATAATATCAAGGAAATTATAAAATGGATTAGATATCTTTTTTGTAAACCCAAAAGGACAAGTTCCCTCTAAATCCAACAGCATATCATCCTCAAAGAACATCATATAATCAGCATCAGACTCATGGAAATGTTCTGCTGCCCATTGTCTTCCTCCGCATATGCCTATATTATTATGCCTAAATTCTTGCATACCAAATTGGTCACACAAAGTCTCATATTCTTTAAAATATTTAGAGTCTATTGTATTGTTAATTAGAATAAGATTTGTATCATTAATAAAGCTACGATCATGCTTTAAAAAAGAATCCAATACCATTTTTGGTTGTTCAACAGAATTATATGTGAGAATATACAGATTTACTTTTTTGCTGTTTCTAGATTTAAAAGTTGGTTTTTGCAAATTCTCAAAAAAAGTATATATCAAACCATCAGGTTTTATCATCTCAAACTTATATTTAGTAGGATAGAGGTAAGTCATAATAGTAAATATGCTTTCCTCTGTACCCATCAAATTTTGATTTAAAGACCGATCTAGTAAATCGTAATATACAGCATTAGCTTCTGGTAGATAGTCTCTATTGCCTCCAAAAAATCCTCCTCTCGCTACTCGATCAACATCTTCTGCTTTAGCATATTCTCTCATCTTTTTAATATCAAAGCCATGTATTTCAGTATTGGTATGATATGGAAAACAGATGAAGATAAGTTTTTGAGAAATCCTTTTTAGATTACTAATAACTGTAGGATTTTGAAAATAACCAAGACTTAGAGTATTAGTTATTCCTCCGTCGATCCAATAAATATATTGGTCGTCAAAAGGACTTATTATTTTAGCATTATGCAGAAGAAACATTTTGCTCATTACCATTGGATTATAGAAAGGCAATGATGCTTGTGTACTATCTTTAAGCCATCCTACTTGGTTATACCAGTCTGGATTTGTTCTAATCTCTTGTACTTTATTTAGGAACGGGAAAAAATTTCCACCAAATTGTTCTTTTTTATGATGGATGATATGGGTATTTTCTTTTGATCTATGTTCCCAAACAAATGATTCCAGAGAAGGATCTATATACACAATAAGATTAAAGTCTTTCATTTCTACAAGAAGTTCTTTGAATCTATTTTTGTAGTGATCGAAAGACCTATTCCATCCAGGTTTGGCATCTCCTCTTTGGAGATCCCAAATTCCTGTAACGAATGTTATATTGTTGGACATTGCTTATTTCTTAGAGGGGTTCCATTTATACCAGCCATAATTGGGAAGATATTCATTTTGATCGTCTTTTCTCTTTGGAAATAAAGTTCCTCCCTTTTTATGCTGTCCGAAAGACAACAAGGCCCCACAACTATTACACTTTAGCTCATAATAGTCATTGCCTTCTACAGTTCTGCAAATGAATCGTAAATCATTGCCTTTGCACATTCCGCATTGTTTTTCTCCAAAGATTTCTTGCAACATAGCAAGTTCTTTAAAAACTTCTTTTTGTCCTGTTCCCTCAACCTCAAAAGTTAGTTTTTCATTAGCTTTATAGTGTAGTTTCATATTTATCTCCAGTTTGCATCAAATCCAAGAATTTCTTCAGGTGCATTGTCTTTTTGTTGGTATTCAGCTAAGACAGAAGCAACTTTCACTGCATCTTCATATTCAATATTATAGACATTTTCTTCTTTAATGTCAAGTATTTGATTGAGCATTTTTTTAACATTAATGTCTAATCTTTTTGCCATTACATCAATAAAATTAATCTGATTGTTGGTTATTTTGCTGACATTAATAGCGTCTGGATGATCTTCAATTTCTGAAGCAACTTCTTCAGCAGCAACAACTTTTCTTAATCTTAAAGCGCGACGTAATGCCCTTCCCTCTGCTCTAGTTTCAGCCACAGCAACAGGATGATTTCTGAAGACCTTGTCGCAATTACCCCAATAAACGTCCGCAGCGCCCGTTACAAGCTTGCTATTATAAATACCGAGTCTTGATTCGGTTTCTTTATTTGATTTAAATATGAGGCTAAAAGTAACAGTAGCTCTCATCTCGTTATCTCTGCTAGGAGTTTGGTCAACTTTAGTAGTCGCCTCCATAATCTCAGAATCCATTACTTTCTCAAAAATTCTACGCAATCCATCCGTTGTAGGATTACCCATAATCTTCTCGTCTTCTGTTAGAAAACTTAATACATAATCTGTCCATTCAATATCGTGGATAGTTGGAGTAAGTTTTTCCTCCAATTTTTGATCCAATGATTCTTGATTTTCATCCAGTATTTCTTGATCCTTATCTTCCATCTTTTTTCTTCCTCTGGGCATTATTCATCTCCTATTTCTATATAATTCTTTCCTTCGTTTCTGATATCTGCTATAGCTTCCATAAGTCGTTCAAAAATCATTTTTGCTCTGGACTTAGAAAAATCTTTTTGTTGTTTAATCCTAATAAGATTAATACCTTTGCCTATCAATAGTCCGGTTTTCTTACTATCATATTCTTGATTTCTCTTTAATGCTTCTTCTCCCCATACTGGTAAAAAATGAGAAGGACCATCGACCTCTACTGCTATATTAAGTTCTGGCAAAAACAAGTCAATGTGCAATTTTGTATTACTCAGAATTTGTTCTTTGTGAGGAATTGTTTTATAATTGTTTATTACTAAACTTTCAAGTAAATACTTTTCTAGTTTAGAACCAAGTTTACTACTTACTCTAACAGCTTCATTAGCTTTTTCAAATCTTAATTGTTTTTCTTGTTCAGATAAATTATCCCAATTATTTTTTGCTATTTCTTTTCTTCGTTTTAATTCTGATGCCTCCAAACTTTCCCAAGAATTCATAACAGAAGAACCAATTTTTTCCTTAGTCTCTTCGCTTCTAGTAGTTCCTTTTGTTGGATGCTTATGTTTTCCTGTTTCAAGAGCTAATTTTTGTGCTTCACTTTTGCTCCTAATAGGAATACCAATTCTTATAGCATCTCGTCTGACTCTATTTGGATAAGTATTATACTCTTCTGCTATTTCTTGAAAGCTTTTATTTTCTTCTAAGTATAATCTTTTTAGGTCGTTATCTGAGTACAGATTGGATTTCGGCATTTTTAGCTTTCCTTATTTTTTTATTATTGTCTTTAATAAGAACATTCACGTTATTCATCAATGATTTTTCTAATTTGATCAAGTTTTCTTTCTCGACTACAACTGTTTTTTCACAGATTAAATCAGATGATCTTTTATTAAAATCTTTGTGATTTAGAAAAATTATTTTTTCTTGATAGTAAGATAAATGATAAAAATTAATGCAGGCATATTCTGTGTTTGGTATTTTCTGGTTACTGCACTGACTATCTAGAACCAAGAATAGCATATGTTCTTGATATAAATCAGAAATTGTGTCTAACAATGTTAAATCAGTATCATCAGATACATAAATAGCTAGTTGCATTTTATACTCCGGGTTTTTTATTGATAGATATAATTTTTTTATTCTTTTGTATAGAGGGATGGAAAGTAATTCCCTGGTCAATCATTTTATTGATAATCTCAAATAAAAAATAATTTCTTAGTTTATTTTCGTTGATGTAGTAACTAAATGTTTCTATGTTTTTTTTGTTTATGTAATACATATTCAATAAATAATTATCCAGACCATAGGATATATTCAGAACATTATTGTTGCGAACTATACATCCTAATGAATTGTTATTTTTTTTGCTAAGATAAATATGTGATTTTTCTCTATTAAAATTTTTAAACATTTCCGATTTAATGGCTAGATCTCCAAAAAATATTAAACAATTTTGGTCGAGATAATCAGAAGCGCATTTAATTGAGTTTACGAAACCAGTCTCGTTGTATTCTTTATTCTCTATCGCTATAACATCTGGATAGCTTTTACTAAAATACCTTTTGATTTTTTTGTTTTCAAAACCATATACATAAATTATGTTACTTCTTGGAAAAGCTGTCTTTATAGCTTTATATTGTGTTTGAAATAAGTTCGTCCTCTGGTTAATCTGGATTAGACCATAACAGCCTTTGGACTTCATGCCTTTAGCATATTTATCTGCTATAATTATACAGTTCATATGGTTGTATATTCTTCATAATGAGTTATTATATCATGTGATTTTGTAAGTCCAGCTTTATAGACAAATTTATTAAACAAAATTGTTTCTTTGCTTTCATTACTTAATACCATGAATCTTTTAAATTTTTTATATGTAATATCGTTGGCTGTGTTAATTATTGTAGTCAAGTTATTAAAATTACCATTAACTGACAAAACAAAATTACAATTTTCAGCACCAAGATTTATTATTTCATGCACAGTAGTAATATGGTCTTGTTCTACATGAGAAACATTTTTTATTTTCCATCTAGATTTTATTCCAGATTTATTTAAAACTTTATAGTATTCATGAGGCTGAAATAAGCTATTTTCATTTAAGCAAATTATGATACTATCTGGATGTACATCAGCTTGTTTTATTTCTTTAAGAATGTCGCTTAATGTATTCAAATCTGTAGTGTAGCAGTTAATTATTGCAACATATTTTAGCTTTAGAAGATTTTTAACATATTGTATTCTCGTGTTTTTATCGTTTTCAACATTTCTTGATTCAAAATATTTTTTTTCTTTGTATGCAACACATTGTTTGTTGTCTACAATATAGAATTCTTTTTCATGATCATAAGCTTCTTTGATTTCTATGTGATCTGTTTTTCCATATTCATCTAACAAGCCCATTGAACACCCAGTTTGGGTATTATTTGTATATTCAGCAAAATAACAATTTTTACAAGCAGTATGCAATCGACTTATATCAGACATTCAAATATGGCTCCTGGAATAGTTTTGTTGGATTTTGCCTAATAGCTTCGTATATAGATTTTCCGTTCATATATTGCTCTAATTGTTTAACAACTAATTCCGGAGTCATTGACTGAACGTGACTTCTCATTGCAACAGAATAACCATTAGTAAAATCCTTTATGAGTTTTTTAATTGGTGATGTTTTTAGTAAATATGGCTCTCTAATAATTTCCTTAATAATAAATTCGATAAACTCAACAACATTTTTTTGATGAGGCACAGATATATCGTTATTAATTTCTCTTTTTGGGCTGTCCCAAGCTAAATTACAACTTATGTCTGCAGTATCAAAGGCTCTATCCCAAACATCTGCTACTAGATCCCAAGAATAATATTTCTCGCATAGTGATCTAGTTTGTTTTGACATTGAGTTTCGGTCTTCTTCTGACTTACTTACAAAATAATCATACAATATTTCAGTAATTGCATTTATTTTTGGATATGCTCTGTCTGCACCTGTTTCCATTTCTCGATAAAGTCTTTCAACTGGTATTGAATATCCTTTTAATTTTCTGACAATCTCTGTCATAGCACTATAATCAACACTAGCTATAGGAATTCCACAAGATGCTGCTTCTACTTGAGGCATACCAAATCCTTCACAAATAGCTACCTGAAGAAAGAAATCAAAAGTTTGATAAATACTTATTAGTGCTGCAGTTGGAGCAGGATTGGTAGCGTTTGTCAGATAACACGTGGGACTATCGCATATCTCACACTTCGTTATTGGTTCGTGAAATTTAGTAGGATATACAGCTTGACACTTAGAGCATATGCTAGTGAAATAAACTTTATCAGTTAATTTATGTTCTATCAATAGCGAAGGAATATCCCATCCCGCATGTTCTGGATAAGAAGTATGCAAATAAAGATAGCTCTTGTTATAGAGTTCTGTTTTTCCTTCAGACAACAATTTGTCCAGATATGCTCTATAAGCAGCAAAAAGATCTGGGAATAGTTTTCGTTTCTGATTACGCATTACAGCTCCAGTAATGCTTACTTCTTTTCCGAATATTTCTTTTTGTAAATCCTTTTTGTTTTTTGGAGGAACAAATGTTTCTAGATCAACGCCAGCATTGGCTATATCTGGAAAAAGATTTATTTTATTGCCACATTGATTTTCTAATGTTTGTTTTGCCCAATCTGTATATGGAATTACTACGTCCATATTAGAAAAAGTGTCAAGCCATTCTGGTTTTTGTGGTGCAGAGTCTACTGTAGGCATTACTACCCACCTAAAGAATTGTCTAAATGGACTAATTTCTTGATAGGCATACATCCAATAGTCTCGCATATCAAACACAATATCTGGCTTAAAATGCAATAGAATTTGATTAAATCTCCATGATCCAAAGGCATTGGCTGGAGAAGATCCGTATTTCTTTTTCTGGTCTTCAGGATCTTTGCTGGACGGGGCGTTCGGATATACTTTCCAAAGGAGATCTTTGATTTTTAGATTATCAAGACTAGTATAACATCCAATTTCAGCTATTTCATATTTGCCAGTATTATGTAATCTTGTTAATAGTTCTTTGCCATACACGCCATAGCCAGTACCCAATAAACTAAAGTCGTTCGCTATTAGTATTCTTGTTTTTCTCATATAGTTATCTTTCTTTGTGTTAAGTCGGGATGGCTGCCGAATTGTTTCTTGATTTCATTATAAAATAAACCTTTAATCCCAACAGCCACCCCAACTTAATAAACTAAAACGCTACGGTATCTTCTACCGATTCTGCTTCTTGGCTTACACTTTCGGGTTCTACATTCTTCTTTTTAAGAACAGCACCTTGTCCCTTTACGATAGGAGCAAAATTATTCACTCTAACCTTCATGGTAGAATGCTTTACTCCATCCTTTTCCCAAGAATCATTTCTTAATGATCCTTCTACCATTACTAGATCGCCCTTCTTTAGCGTATTAGAAACAGCGACAGCTCCAGAATCCCATGCTTCACAAGTAATAAAAGAAGTTGTCTTATCATGAGTTCCGTCTGCTCTTGTAAATTCTCTAGATGTAGCAACAGTGAAGTTTACAACAGCAGTTCTTTTTTCTCCGACAACTCGAAGTTCAGGATCACGAGCAAGATTTCCACGCAAAATAACTAAATTCATAAGTTTCTCCTTAAAATTAACAAAACCAAAACCAAAATCCCAGGAACACCCTGGGTGATCTTATTATAGCATAACCCAGCATTTGTGTCAAGTCTTAGCAATGTAGGTCTTCTCTACAATGAGACTATCTTTGTTTCTAGACCTATTGCCTTTGATGATAATGATATTTCCTTCAAATAACACATTTTTAAATTCACGATATTGCTCAGGAAAGAAAATGATACTATCTAAAGACCCCGTGCTGTCTTTCATGGTCACAAAAGCCATTTCTGCACCAGGATTCTTTCCATTCTTTGTTTTTACAACTCCTATATGATCAATTTCTCCTCCCAAAATAATTTTATCTTTTCTGTCTCCTGTTTTAAAGTCTTTACAAGTAGTATTACACATAGATATATCGTACATATCTACTTTGCCGCAAGTAATAGAACATCCTAGTAATGTGTCTTCGCTATCTGCTATCCATTCTGGGCTGTCTTCTAAAGAATACGGAGGTTTATTAATTGTAGATATTAGATTTTCAACTATGGCTTTTCTATTTTTATTAATTTTGCCATTGGTATATAGATGCTCTAAACATGCTTTTAGTGTTTCGCATTTACTTTCTGCAATAAAAAGTAGTTCTTTCTTTGTGAGATTAGAAATTATACCAAATTCGAAAAGCATATGATTTCTAGTTTTTTTCAGATATGTTAGCGCCCCAGATTGAATGAGGGCTTTCGCTGCGGTTGAATTGATATGAGGCAATATAGTTAATAGAAAATCAATCCAGATACATTTATCTAAGTCCACATCTTCTATAACATTTATTAATTTATCGAAAACAGAATATCCTAATCCTTTAATGTCTGTGAGGCCAAAATATACTTTGTTGTTTTTTAGAATAAAATGCTTGTTAAGATTTCTAATATCAGGTGGCCTAATATCAATATCCATTTCTATGGCATTTTGAACTAACTCTTTTATTTCTGCTTGTGGATCAATTTTATCCTTGGCGAATCTTAGATAAGAAGCAAAAAATACTTTCGGGAAATGTGCTTTTGCAAATGCAGATAAATAGGCATTAATAGCATAACTAACGCTATGAGATTTATTAAAAGAATATCTTTGGGATTTCTCAATCCAACCAAATATCTGTTCTGCCTCATCTGACGAAACAATACCAAGTTTCTTTGAGCCCTTAATAAACTTCTTTTTAACTTTAGCCATTTCCTCTGGCTTCTTTTTACCAATTGCCTTGCGAAGACCATCCGCTTCTTGCAAATTGAAACCAGCAATAACTTTAGCAATCTCCATTGCCTGCTCTTGATAAATCATTTCTCCATAAGTGGAGTTTAGAATAGGCTCTAATGCAGGATGGAAGTAGTCTACAGATTCTTCTTTATTCTTCTTGTCTATATAATGATTGGTAACGCTTTTGCCTTCTCTTAATGCTTCAAGACATCCTGGTCTTAAAATAGCAATAAGAGCAGAAAGTTGTTCTATATTTTCTGGCTTTAGTTTTTTGGCAGTTTGTTTTCCTAGCCTACTTTCTAATTGAAATACTCCTTTTGTGTTACCGTCTGAAATTAGATCCCATGTTCTCTGGCATTCTAAATTAAGATTTTCAATCTGCGGGTGAAAATGTATTTTGGTTAAACCATTTTCTTCAATAGGAAATTTACATCCGCAACTATAGGTGAAATACTTCATTCTTTGTTTTCCAATTTAGGTATGTGAGCAGCAGATTCTGCCATATCTACAATATTAACACTAACAACTTTGTTAGTCAAATCGCCTTTTTTTCTTAATAGTTTTTCTATAGCTTTACAAATTTTACCACAGTCCATATGCTGTTCAATCTTAATTATCATACATTGATTCCCATGCTGCTAATGTATGCTGGAAAGGATTACCTTCTATGTTATGAACCAGAGCAAGCATCTCTTGAGCAATTTCTCTAATCTCTTTTTGAGCGTGTTCACTATTTCGCAGTTTCTGGAAGTTAGCAAAACTTCTCATGTTAAAACTAACGTCCGCTTGAATCTGACTGTTGTAAGTTTTAAAGAATCTTGCTGACTCTTTGGCCCTTTTTCTTCCAAGAGCATCTGTTAATTCTTCTACACATTGATGGTATAAAGTATTACCTAGCTTGGTATATTCCTGTAGCTTATCTTGCCAATTAGAAGGCCAATCTGCTGGTAGATAATATTTGTCTTCTTTTAATTCTTTATAGCGGGCCGACTCAGCATTAAGAGAGCTGATTCTATGTTTAAGTAAATGAATATGACTAGCAATGTCGCAATCAACAAGAAAGTGAACCATTCCTTTTTCAAACGGAGTTTCATGGCCATTACTCCATAACATATTTATAAGATTAGGAATTCGTTCCTTTTTTTCGTTCGTTAAATCTCTACTGGTGCTTGTCCAGGCACTACAAGCAATAACTTCGTCTGATCCATAATACCCCAGTAACTCAACTTTGTTTTTCATTTTTGCCCTTTGTAATTTACCCTAAAACTAATCCGATGGTCACAAAAACCCAATAGCCACCTGGGGGAGTTGAACCCTCAACCTGCTGATTACAAATCAACTGCTCTGCCAATTGAGCTAAGGTGGCAAATTGGTGGGATTTAAAGGCTCCCACCCAACCATTTTAATTACTCGGCCTTTGGCTCACACTCACAACCTGCTGCTGGACAACATGCTGCTACTGCTTCTGCCCTTGCTGCTCTTGCTTCAAGCCTTGCTGCTCGTCGTGCTGCTACTCTTGAACGTAGACCACCAACTACGCGAACTGGGGCTCTAACAACTTCCGTTGTGGTTGTAACAACGGTCTTTGTTACTGTTGCTGCCCTTTCACAAGGACAACTACCAGCAAATGCTGTACTACCAACGAGAACCAAAACAAACGCTAGAAAAACATTTTTCATAAGAAACTCCTTTTAAGTGTTATCGAACCATCTCATTATAGGCTGTTGACGTTCCCTTGTCAAGTCCTTTAGAAACAAGACCCCAGATTTCTCCAGGGTCTTATTTTTAATCTTTGTTCATCCTCTCCCCTACAATAATCATATATACTGCAATTACTGATAAGGGAAGAAGATAGAATATAAAAAACAGATATAGTCCCATTACTCTTGGGTGACTTCCCCTCCCGCACGGGTAATTAGCGCAGCGAATACTCTTAGATCAATATCCTCATTAACATAGGCAGTTGAACCATCTGTTCTGGTTACATTCATACCGCCAGGATGCCAAGAAAATGCCTCGCCATTATTGGTCTTGTTCATAGGATGACCCATGTTTCTAGCAGCACCTTTATCGCCATTAGCATCAATAGGATGAAGCTTGAATGGACCAAGGCTATCTGCCCAACCAAGACACTGATTAATAACGTCTGGAACAATTTGTGCGGGAGTACCCTTAACCCAACTTGGCCTTGAAGCACATTCTACCACAAGAAAAGTCTTACTTGTTCCGTCTCTAAACTGACCCATCATAGTAACACGATCTTTAATTAGAGCACCATCTGCTTCTGGTCCCTTGTTAGCATATGGATCTGGATCAAGAACCTTATTCTTTACTCCAGTAAATACTTCATAGTCTGTACGACCAAAAGGCACACCAGTGTTTAGTGCTGGTGCAGTAGAGTCCGAGTCTCTTGATGGGCCGTCTGGAAAATTAGTCCACTCTTCTCCGTTGTAAGTATTAGAAGGACATTGAAATACTTTGACTTGTTGTTGTGCTACAAAAAGGTTTGGACCTTCCCACCAATGTAAATTCTTATCATAAGTATCTGCTAGTGCTGATTCTTCCATGTATGATAAAAGATCAACTCTCCATGATCGTTCTGTTCTTGCTCTATTATCTGAAGGAGCAATTGGGGTTACGGAAGGATCAATAGTATCAATAGTCCAACATGCTGCTGGGAACTTTTGAGTGCTATTTTCAAGATTGTGTGCGGCCAAACCAAACTGTCTCATGTTGCTCATACAGTTTGCTCGTCTTGCTGCTTCTCTTGCTGACTGAACTGCTGGTAATAGCAATCCAACAAGAACTCCGATAATAGCAATAACGACCAGTAGTTCGACTAAAGTAAATCCTTTTTTCTTCATTTTTTTCTCCGGTTAGGGTGGGTTATAGTAGCCTGGCACTTTATTATACCCATCCGGCACAGCTGAAACAAAGGATTTTTTGTTAGAATTGTGTTAGGAAGGATCTTCTTATCTATTGTCTATATAGAGGGTAATAATTCCGTAAAAATCAATCCACTCATCTGTCCACAAATTATCTTTGATGTCTATGTCATTTATAGCATAGACTTCAAATCTTGTCAAGTGCCTGAGATATAAGTCTCTAAATTTCTTGAATTGAGATTTTTGTTCTTCGTCCACTAAATGCCATTCGCCTACAATCTTTTTAACATTGTTTCTTATCCATTCAAAATTTTCTTCTGTAAATATATCATATTCCCCACCTTCCGCATCAATCTTTAAGAAATCAATTTGATCAATTGCATTTTTTTCTATAAAAGTTTGAAATGATGTTGAAGGAACTAGCTTATAGTTTTCTTCTAATTTCATACCCCCTAATTCAGGATTAAATAATCCATGAGTATATTGTTCACCGTCTTTATCTAATATTGCTTTGTTTATGCAGTATACTCCTTCTTTGGATACATTTCTACATAAAGTCTTAAATAGTTCTGGGTGTGGTTCAAAACAGTAAATTGCTTTGGCTTGATTATTTCTGACACTGTGAGTAAAAGGACCAACACTTGCTCCTATGTCAAAAACAACATCTCCTGGTTCCACAGTAAAAAATTTTTCGTATATTTTTAAGTTAAAAATTTCATCTTCTATTGCTCTTTGAAACCAATTATCTTCTGTCTTCGCTAATAGTCCCCAATCAAATGTATCTTTCATTATTTTCCTTCCATCGTTTCTTCATCTGGTTGTGGATAATCTAATTCCCAAGGTTTCCAATTAACTTTAGTGGTATAATTATCGACTTGAACTAGTTTGCCCTGTTCATTTTTATACTGATACTTTGCAGAATACCATTCATCAGATGCCATACGGTCTTCTATAATCTTGAGATCAGTAAAACCTGGACAGTCTGTTGATGTTTCAAAAAATATTCTGGATCTACCAATACTAACACAAAACTCTTCTACGTTTTTATCATATGCTTTAGGCCAAAAAATATGGCCTATAGATCTTTTAACAATAGGAGCGCGATTACCCCAATATTCTGCATTAAGCATAAAACCAACAGAAAATCCAGCCCACAACAACAAGAATTGATATACCAGTGTTCTTGCTATTGTTTTGACTACAAGTTTTTTACTCACCTAAACGCTCCTTTAAACTTAATTTTTTCTGATAAAGTTCTATGTAATTTCATAAATCTGATAAGAATATCTGCTGTATCCTTAACATCTTTAATAGCATCATGAGCCCCGTCTTTGGTGATACCAAAATAATCTCTTAAAGTATCCAGTTTATAACTTTTTAGCTCATTGTTATGGTTAAACCAATAGAATACCAGATTTATCATATCAATAACATCTCTAGGGAAAAATATATTACTATTCCCTTCTTTGTTGGTATTCTTATTCTTTCTGCTAAGTCTATCAATAATATGCAGATCGAATCTATAGATATTATAACCAGCAGCAATTGGAGCAGAGAACTGACTCTTTTTACTATTTCTAGTATGATATTTATCTAAATAATCAACAAACATTTTCCAAGATACTTTTTGGTTTGGATAATTCTGCCACTCTGCATAAACTTCATCCTTTGAGCAGCCTTTGACCTTGGCATGAAAATCCAGAATATCTGTAGTGTATTCATACTCTGGGTCTTTCTCCATAACCTCTGGCTTAAAGTTACAACTAAATTCTGAGTTTGGTATAATTTCCAAATTGATCGGATCAACCATGATGGCAGCAAGTTGCACAGGACTACACTCCTGTGGTTTGCTACCATCTGTTTCAAAGTCAAATACGCAAATTTTATTATAGTTCATTAGTTAGATACCTCTACAGATTCGTTGTCTTTAACTCCAATTTTCTTTTTAGGATCATTTACAGATACCGCATTGTTAAATCGACAACAGCTGATTTTTACCTTCTCTGTTTTGGTCCATTGTTCTCCATTATATGTAAAAACATCACCAACATTAACAGTTGCAAATGCTGCATTGCTCATTTTTCTACTCCTTCTTTTAAAATATTTGAAATATTCATAATCTTATCTAACATAGCAATTCCAAGAATATCAAACTTAATAACTCCAATACTTTCTAAGTCTTGCATTTCCATTCCAGCAATAGTTTGTTTGTTTTTTGTGTCGTAAACCATTGGGCAGGTTTCATGCAGAGGTTCCGAACTAATGGCTATTCCGGCTGCATGTTTACTTTGGTTTGACTTTGTTCCTTCTAATCTAATAGCTTGTTCAAATCTTTTGGCAAGTGGACCCTGTAATTCATTATTTTCATCAATATAACACCATTCTTTTAGTTTATCAGAATTATTTTCAAGAGCCCAGCGAATAATAGATGCTTCTCCTGTGTCTTCTTTCATTTGCTGTAATTCATCTGAAATTTTTGCTTCATCTGGAATATTCTTTGTGATCTTGTTCATTTCATCAAAACTAATATTACCATAAACTCTGAGAACATCTTTTAATGCTCCTCTACCCTTGATAGTATTAAACGTAATCATCTGGCTCACTTTGTCCTTGCCGTATCTATTTTTAATGTATTCAATAATACTTTCTCTTTTGTCAATTGGAACATCAACGTCGATATCTGGCATAGATATATGATCGGCAGTATTCCGACCAGCATTATAAAAACGATCAAACAAAAGATTGTACTTGATAGGGTCGATGCTTGTAATGCCGATAAGATATGATACCAAACATCCTGCAGCCGATCCTCTTCCTGGTCCTGGCAGCCACTGTTCTTCTCTAACATGATTAACTATATCCTGTACTATAAGAAAATAACTCGACAAATCCGCCCCTTGCAAAACATCTAATTCATATTTAATTCTATTTGTATAGTCAGGATGTAGAGTTTTATCTACTTGTCCTTGGATTTTTTCCCTCCATCCGTCTCTACACAATTGTCTTAGATATTCATCAGGATTATATCCATCTGGACATTTAAACGGAGGAAGTTTTGGTTTGCTAAGAATATCATACTCTTCGATCATATCATTAACAAGATTAGTATTATCAATATGTTCTTGCTTATGTAAGTTGTTTATTTCTTCTTGAGATAGTATATGGAAATTGTTCGAAGAGAAAAAACATTCAACTGGAACTTTTTCTCCATTTGTCAATTTTCTACTAATCTCTGGTAGTGTAGTTTTAAGATTATTGCACAGAAGAATTCTTTGGTCATCTGCGTCTTGTTTTCTAGTATAATGAGCATCTGGAGTGCATATAACTCTAACTCCACATTTATGAGCAATATCCTCAATAGCACCAGAAAGTTCTTTTTGAATAGGATTATTTTCTTGATCCATTAGTTGTGATTCTAAGAAAATATTTTCTTTTCCAAATGCTTCTTTCAGCCTATCTACATAGGCCACTCCAACATTTGAATAGTCACTAATAATCTTATCTTCTCTACAAATTGCATTAGAAAGGGTAGAGCCAAGATGACCAGTAATACATATAAGATTGTTTTTAACGAAAGTTGATAATGTTTCAAGATCTAACCTTGGCTTATGATAATAATGTTCTGGTTTATTTGATTCGCTGACTAACTTAATGAGATCGAGCCAGCCCTGATAGTTTTTAGCTAGAACCAGCATATGAGAAAGTTTGCTGTTTTCTTTCTCTTTAATAGTTGGATTGTTTTCGCAAATATAAAGCTCACACCCAAGAATAGGTTTGATGCCGCTGTTTTTCATAGTCTTATGAAATTGCACATGACCAGCTATATTGCCATGATCTGTCAATGCACATGCAGTTGTTTCTATTTCTAGACATCTTTGTGCTATTTGCTTAGGCTGTGATAGACCATCAAGCAAACTATAGTGACTATGACAATGGAGCGGGATATAATTTTTCATTCTGTGCTTCCTGGGGCTTTGTAGATACCAACATTATAGCCCGGCTTCTGGTACTTGTCAATAGCCCCATCCATTCCCGCTACATCAATAGCGTGTTTTATTTGTTCGCACATTGTCATTGGACAACCATGAGGAGTTCTTTGATTATCTCTATATTCTACAATAGCATTTGGAAAATAGTTTTTGCCAAAATGACACAATTTGGTGCATTTCCATGATTTGTTGAGTCTTGGTCTTTTGCAGGATTTGATCTCTTGGAATTTACGACGAATCATATTCTCAGTTTCTGGTAACTGATCTTTATTATAGTTCATACTAAAAATACCGCCATCGTTAATAAAATATATACTAACAATTATGTGATCTATTTCAGGATACAACATACTAGCCGCATAATGATACATTCTTAATTGTGGGTCTTTTTCTAATTTAGTAAAAGTTTTTATTTCTCCACTCGCCCAATCTAATCTTTTGCCAGTTTTGTAATCAATAATCTCAATAGTATTCTCATTTGGTTGAGCGATAAGATCAATAGTACCTTTGATTGCTAAATATCCTTTTAGGTCTTCTCCATAATCATAATATGCCCAAGGCTTTTTAATCTCAATGTCAAATCTTTGTTCTGGCTGAATGATCTTCTGATTTCTTGGGTCAAAATTCCCATTCTGAACTGTAATCGCTTTTTCCACCCATTGCTTACAATGCTTCAAATCCAGAGGTTTCCATTGATGGTGAGTGAATCTGCTAGTATAATATTCATAAACTTGCTCTGTTATTTTATTAACATCATGGTCTATAGTATTTATTTCTCCGCACATTTCATCGGTGATAAACATTTCACCCTCAGCTGCTGCTACAGAAATATCTGCAAGAATTTCCATAACCTTGTGAACAATTGTTCCTTTATCAGCTTTTTGGTTAGATGGAGATCTCAAGCCCAGATTATATTCGATAAAATATTGTTGCTCGCACATACAGTGCGTACCATAACTTGAGCTTCTTAGGTAGGTTATTATCATAGTCTCTTGTTCTGTAATAGATATGTGATAACCACTCGCCATTGTTCTTCAATAGTTAAATGCTCATTATCTACTACCAAATCAAAATTAGAATGATCATAATTTTCTGGGTCTAATGCTGTTTCACTAGCATGATCTGAATTATAAACATTCCTTGTGAGTTTTATAACAGTACCACCAGCTTTTTTCACTGCTTCTACTTCATTAGGAAATCTACAGTCTCCAATCAAAGCAATAGAAGGATTGTCTTTTTGAATTTTACGAATAGTAGCATCGGCCCACACATTATGTTGAATACTTCTTAAAAAGTCAGTACCAACAACTTGTAAAACTTCCCTAGCAGTCATCTGAGCACCATGCCTAAAACAGTTTACTAGTTCGTTCTTTTGTTGATCATTTCCATAGCACTGATCAAATGTAAGACCAAGAATATTTATACAAATATCTTTAAGAGGATCAGCAAAATTATAGATAGTTGAATAGCCTTCATGTTTTTCTAGGTCATAAATAAGGTTTACAACTTGATTGCAAAGTGTGGTCTTACCAGATTGCTTTCGTCCTGCAAAACAAACTATTTTTGTCATAATTGTATCTTCTCCAGTAATGGTCTAATTTGATTATTAATTTCTTCTATGCTCATTTCGCCAATGTCATTAGCTTCTATTGTTGGTTGATAAATTCTATATGTGTTTTTGCATTTATCTTTTATCTGCTCCGAAGCTTTTTTACCTGCCTCATCATTATCTGTTAGAATCACAAGATTCATAGCTCCACTACTATCTAGTAGCACTTTTTGTCTATCACTCAAAGAAGACCCAAAAATACCGACACTATTGTGAATGCCGCTTTCTTCTAACCTCCAAACATTGCCAGGACTTTCTACAATTATTGCAACCCCTGAATCTAGTATGTGTTTTTTAGCAAACCAGAAATTGTAAAGAGCATTTTGTGATTTGAAGTCAGCGCTATGTTTCCATTTGCTATATCTCCATCTATTTTCTTCACTAGGACATGCAGCACTTGGATTGTGATATGCACCACAATCTTCACAACACGGAAATATGCTTCTTCCAGAGGAACCAATTAAATATTTATGATCATTATCATATATAGGCACAACAGCCCTAGAATACATAGGCTTTTTAGGATTATTACAAAGACCTACATCATATTTATTCAGTACTTCTGTTGAATACCCTCTGTCTATAAAATAGCGAGACGGGATGTTCAAAGAATTTAATACATGTTTTCTGGTAACTTTAGATTCTATTTCCGCTTGTTTTTGATTAACATAATTTATTACACTTGTAAAGTTTTGTTTATTTCTATCAGCATTAGACACATGGATATTACTAAGGTCTTTATTTGTAAAATTAGTCAGAAAATCTAGCGCTTCTTGAAAACTAACAAATCTATCTCCAGATTTTTCCCAATTATATTTTTGATGGCTTAATACCCCTCTAACAAAACCTATGATAGAAGACTTGAAATATTTTTCGCAGTTATGTGTTCTGCATTTCCAATTGCCTCTATAAGTTTCTCCTTCTGGATATAAATTAACAGCAGAAGCATTGTCTCCGCCATGAATTGGACAAGACATAGTAATCATTTTTCCGTTATTTTTAAATTCAATATCGAAATATTCCAACAGAGAATCTATATCGTCGCAAGCTATGTCGCATAGAATTTTCAGTTTTGTTTGATCAATTGAACGGGATGATTTCTTCATCGTTTTCATCAACAATAAATCCTTCTTCTTTGTCTTGAGTATTATTAACCAATTCTAATCTAGTTTTACCTTCCGTAATTTTTGCACACCAACCCTTCATATTGCAGTTAATATAGTCGTTATCATCCAAGCCTCCGCCATGCCTAGCGATTAGAGGTACTAATTTTCTATTTCCGTTTGTTGCTCCATCTTCTGCTATTTCTTCGTCGCTCTTTCTCTTAAAGATCGTGAAGTTAGAACACAACCAGATAATTCTGTCAGAACCACTTGCTGAGTCTGTGGTTTCTTTAGTTATGCCGTCTCTATTTAATTGGATGAAGGCTACTATAGGAACTTTAAACTTGACCGCAAAATTGTGCAACTGTGTCATCATAAAGCCTAAGAGCTGATATTCTTTAAGGTCTTGACTCATGCCTGCTGTGTCCATCAGCTTTAGGTAATCATAAAAGATAACACAATCTTTTGCTGTTCCGTCATCATTTAATCCTACTTCTTTAACCAGCCATCGTTTCATAATGCTTAGTTGATCTTCAAATGGTTTACCGGCAATACTTTTGTAGAATATATTCGTATTTTTAAGTTTTTGCACAGCATTCTGAATCTTTGTATATTTATCTGGATTGTCAGCAAATTTACCAGTTTCAATATCATTAATTTCTGTTTCGGTCATCATTGCTAAAACTCTATGGATATGATCTTGTTTAGCCATTTCTGTATCCATATTTAGCACAGGAATACCTTGAGACGCTATATGATATCCCATATTATCAGACAATAAAGTTTTACCAGTTTTAGGTCTTGCTCCTATCACATTTACAGTACCTTTTCTTAAACCTCCACCAATAGCATGGTCATATATGGGAAAACCAGTAGGAATACCAACTTGATCAATAGGATTTTCTTCTAGTTCCTTGATGTATTCTTCTAGATCACTAGCAATATGATGAGGAGCCTCATCGTTATCATTAAGCAGATTAGTAAAATTAAAAACAGTGTCTTCTGCTACAGCAAGAATTGATCCTATGGATTCAGATCCATTTATATCTAATAGTTTATCTTGTGCTAGTTCCAGTTGTTTTCTTAAAAGTCTTGCTATTTCTAGCTTTCTAATTTTGCCAGCAAACTTTCTAAGATTAGAAAAACTTACAGGAAAATCTACGACCGCTTTTAGGTGTTGTGCTTCTTGCTTTTTTTGCAAGATAGAGGAAACACCTAGTTCTTCTGCCACAGAATACACAGAAGCAATATCAACTTCAGAATTGCTGTCACACAAATGTTTAAGACACTTATAAATAATCACATTACTATCAATAGTAAATGTAGATTCTGTAATGATGTCTGAAACTTCTAAATATGCATTTTCTCCATAAGAAAAAATACCTGCAAGTACCGCTCTCTCTGCTGATGGATCATTTAACATATTCTAACCTGAAACTGTTGCACATTTATTACACTTGTATCTTTCTACACTATCAATCAAAGAAGGATTTACGTCTTCTGCTTTACCACATATTCTACATCTAACACTCACAGTTTGAAAACTTCTAGTTCTTTCTGTTGGTTTGTTGTCTCCCCATAGTTTTTTGTCAATAATAGTATCCTGCTTGTGCATATTTTTTTCTGGCATACTATCAAATTTGTTTAGCTTTTGTTCTTTCTTTGAAGATTTCTTTGGTCTACCTCTAGATTTCTTTTGTTTCTTTGGTTCTTCGTATTCTACATCAGATTCTTCATCTGTCAAGCCTTTTTGCAAAATAGCGATCAATGCCATTATGTCTTCTTTCTCTAGTGCCATTATTAATTCCTTTCAACATTATAAATCGCTGTATTGTGATCTTCTTTTTCTCCATATTTATTATATGCAATTAATTGATGATTATAACCATAGAACTTATCTGGATAATATCCACATTCTTCTAATATTTCCCATGTGCTCCTTTGTTTTTCGTCGTCATTAAATCTTCTTCCAGACACAATTAATGTATTTGTCATATTTTTGAAACATTGCAAATATTCTTTTAATGGTTCTTCCATTATATGCTGAAGAACTAGTGAACAAATAATATAATCAAATTTTTGTTCAGATACTAATTTCCAGTCTGTCATAAAATTAATGTTATTTGGATATGTATCCTCATAATGTATTTCATAATATTTTGAAGTATTTTCTATCATGTCTGGATGATCATATCCAGTAACATGCCACTGGCTAAATTTTTTAGCCCATCCAAATGAGTTTCTTCCAAATCCACAACCAAAATCTAGCACATTCATATTTTGGTTTTTTGGTATTGTATTAACAATAGCAAAATTGGCAGTGGCTTTTTCTATGCTTCTTCCAGTTAAGATTAAATCAGATACTTCGTTTAAATTGTAACTATTTATTTTACCCCATGCGTTGGAGAAAGAATCTATCATTTCTTTAGCCATGCTTCACCTTTGTTCTTTGTATAGATAATAGAATGTCTGACAAATTTTTAATATTGTTTGCTAGAAATCCAAGTCTGTCCATTCTTTGTTTTGCATATTTTTTAATCTTGTTTAGTGCAGAAGCTTTTTCGTTTCCATTGATAGCTTGATAGCTTTTTTCTACATAACCATATCCTTTGTAATTATTCAGTTCGTTTGCTATAACTGCCTTAATGGTTTCATCTGCCCAATTATGTCTAGCCTGCTCTCTATTAATAGTTCGCTGGATATGAAAAGCAAACTGAGCCAATCTCATAGAAATTTGAGCACAATCTTCTGGGCTTAATTTTTCTATTGAGTCTCTGTTCATAGTCAAATATTCTTGTAGTTCTATTTCCTGAAATGCATTTTCTGAATATGCAGGCATTCCAATACCTTTTTCGTATTCATCTAATATGCTATCCCAGTATTGAACTTCTTCTTTAGTCTTCATGTAGGATTTCTCTCCATTCCTCATCGCTTCCATCAAAAGGAAAAACTATATGTTTAATTTCATTTTGTTCGCACCACTCCTTTTTTTCTAGGTCTCTTTTCTTTGCTTTTGCAAAAGAAACCAAATTAGTGTGATAAAAAGGAATAAACTTATAGTGCTGTTCTCCATGTACTTCTACACAAATCTTTTTTAAGGGAAGATAGAAATCCATGTATAGAGTAACGCCTTTTCTCAAAGGCATAGAAACTTCTTCAAGAATTTGTAAAGTTGGATATTCTTCTTTAAGCAGCATTCGTGCTCGTAGATGTAGCTCTGATTTATTTGCTGTTCCGTAAGCTACGTTTCCAGTAAGTAGCCAGTTGTGGTTATTTCCGTCTAAATCTTTGATTAGCATTTTACACCCATCATTTCCTTAACCTGTTTTAGTAAATCTTCATAAACTTCTGGGTTCTCAGCAATGTATTTTTTAACTTTCTCAATCCCTTGGAACTTAGGCTTGTCTTCTAGATGAGTCAGCGTAAACCAAGCCCCAGCCTTGTTGATGATACCAAAATCTGATGCTAGTTGTGCTATTTCAGTATTTTTGTCAATACCTTGACCGTACCTAATATAACTCGTCATACTAGCACCTGGAGCACCTAGAGCAGAACAAACAACTTGCCATTCAACTTCCTGACCAACAGGAGTGGTATCAGAACCTAATGTCCAAGGACTAAACTTTTTAGCCCTTAACTTAATATCCGTCTGATAAGCAATAGCCTGACCAGATTTCTCCTTAAACTCAGCCCCATACCCAGTAGGATTACCCATCAAATGAGTAATACCAATAACAATATTTTTATTAACAGGAATAACATTAGCCACCTTTCTACAAAATTTAGCAAGCAACTTTGCTCCATCTGCACGTTGCATTTTACTCATATCACTTGTGATCTCTGCTTCTGTGCATAATGCAGAATAGCTGTCGATAATTACTACTGACCCAGGAACTTCATTGATAATTTTTTCTCCTATCTGCAGATACTCTTCAGCATGAAGAATTTTACCTTGTTGAGATCCGATCACATGAAATTTTTCTGGATTAAGATGTGGAATACCTTCTAGGTCTCTTTTCTTCAGTCTACCCTCAATGTTAAGGTAGTACACTTCTCTTCCGTCCTTAAAAGAATCATGTCCATATTTTGGGTCTTGTGCCGTCGCCGCTAGATACAGCGAGGTCGTTGTTTTGCCGCATTTAGGCTGTCCAGTTAAAACCACAAAGCTTCCTTCTGGTACTCCTCCATTTAAAAGAATATCCAATACTGGACTAACTGGAATGATTACATTTTTGGAATCAATAATGGAATTGCCAGTTAAAATGATATTATCGCCAAAAGTTTTAGCAATATCTTTTTCTATAGTATTAGTCATCTAGATCCTTTAATTTAGAAATAATGTTTTTCTTTGACCTATTTTTTTCAAACTTAGCATTCTCTTTCCTCTCAAAATTTTTGGTAAACTCTTCTTTTTGCTCTTCCAATATCTTTTCGTATCGCTCTATGATAGCAGGAAGATGCGGGGCTCGCAAGGAATAAATTCTAGAGGCCTTGGGATCATTTAATGCTTTGATTATTGCTTTAGCATTATATTTTTTAACCAATTTGTTGGCCGTCGAAATTTGTCCTTTATAATGTTTTTGCCACTTTTCACTAGTTGACCAAAACCTATAATGTAAATCCTGTTGATTCTGCTTGGCCCAGTGCTCACAAATTATCTCTGTGATATACTGGGCAGCAGTAATCTCTTTCCCGTTAGAATATTTAGATATGTATTTTTCTGACATTATCCGCGAGGTTTAAAGATAGTTTCTCTTCTTTCAGCAGATCCTGCTTCTATAGAATCTCCACTAGTTGATCCATCCTTTGTCATAATAGCAACATTCCTTGTTCTTTTTTCGTTAGTTTCATGAATGAAGTTATTATTTGGACTTGATACAGGATGATCCTCTAGTACCTTTTCTACGCTAGAAACTGTGATATCTAATGCTTCAGCAACAGCATTGACTGACATACCTGTAGTTCTATGTAAATACAAAACAGCATATTCTTTAGTTTTACTAACTTTAAATCCCATTAAGTCATCTCCCTTTCTGCATTATTAAGCCATGCGACATTTCTGGTTTTCAAAAAACTTGTGTATAGTTCAAAAATTCTTAGATTAACTCTTTTAAAATTAAACTCATTAGAACCAATCATTTTGTTAAATCTCTTATGGTTCCCTTCCGTAAACATTCCAGAAGGATTAAATAATTTACCATATCTATTGCATTTAACAAAGTATTTAGTTTCACCTTCTGCATTAATTGCTTTGGCGTAAATATGATCTGACTTTTCTGTTACTCTTGAATAACCATTAGAGTCAGTAAATTCTTGTTGTCCCAATACAGTGTAGAACTCGTCTTCTCCCGCTGAAGAACCTACTGTTTCAACAGATCCATTATTAGGCTTATAAATACATGCATCTAAATTAAATTTGTCTCTCACAATTAACTCCATTTCATTTTTTGTTGTTTTTTCAGTCGTGACATCCCCTTTGGCAATGGCTTATCTGGTGGATTTTCCTTATATGCGTTATTCTTGGCCCATATAGCTTGTTTTTGATCTTCGCTCATTCTCTCGGTATTTCTTTTGGCTAGATCCCCTAATGTTTTTAATTCGTTGTCTCCAAGTCTAACATTTCCGTTAATAGTTGAGCAATCTTCAATATAATTTCTAATTGTTTTTTTTGATCCACAACAACATTTAGGATGATCCTTATATTCTGATATGCTACAGACTACGGCGAATGTAGTATCACATTCTTCGCACTGATAGGTATATTCTGGCATTCTAATACTCCGGTAGGTACAGTCTCCACTCCTCTGGAACACTGTTTATAGTAGCCAGATAGTCGAAAATTGGCAAGTATCTTAGTCTTTTTTCGGGTTTGATTGGTTGTTTTGATAATGGCATATCTGCTTGTTTAGGAGTTCTATTGCCTTTTCTAGAATTACAAGGAAAACAAGCGGTTACTATGTTAGTCCATGTTGTAGGGCCATTAGCAGATTTAGGCACTACATGATCATAAGTTAATTTATGATATTCAAATTTTTTAGAGCAATATTGACATGTATAATTATCTCGCACAAAAATATTTTTACGAGAAAATGTTACAATATCCGAACCAAAACGAAAGTATTTTTTAGTTTTGGCTACAGCAGGTATGGGGAAATTTTGATTAACTCCATGAATACAGTCATTCTTATAGAAATCTATAATATCTATACCGTACTTATTGTTTTTGTTATATTTAAAATACCAGACCATAGCTCTTTTCCAGCTTATTAGGGACACTGGAGTATAGTCTACATTCAATAATAAACATTTAGTATGGTTTGTTCTCATATTCTTCTAATTTGTATAGGATCTTGGCTATGATCGGATTTCTCACTATGTCACATGCTTCTAAGAAAGAAAGACCAACACCTTCAACATCTGCCAATCTTTCCATAAGTTTGATAAATCCTCCTTTCATATGCTTATTCAGGTCGCTTTGTGCTGCATCTCCTGTCAATACCATCTTGCTGTCTGTTCCAATTCTGGTGATAAGCATTTTTAGTTGCTCATAAGTAGCATTTTGACATTCATCAGCGACAATAAAGGCATCGTGAAAATTTCTTCCTCTCATAAGTCCCAGAGGAACAATCTCTATTCTATTTTCATTTTTTAGTCTCGCATAATCTGCCATACAAATAAAATGATTAATCTCATCAAGAATAGGTATTAAATAAGGATGGATTTTCTCTTCTGCTGATCCAGGTAAAAAACCAATTTTTTCACCAGCCTCCACGACAGGTCTAGTAATAACTATTTTACCAACCTTATCTTTAAGAAGCCATTCTATAGCCATACCAATTGCTATATGAGTCTTACCAGACCCTGCTAAACCCTGACAAAAAACAACGTCGTTTTCTATCATAGATCTAATAAATTCTTTTTGATTTTCACTTCTGGCAATTAATCTATTTTTATGTTTGATTTCAGATATTTCTGGAATAATACTTTTAGTGATATCAATAAACTTAGGTTTTTTATCTGTTGTTATTTTCTTTTTTCTCAAAGTTGATACCTTTCGATTATAAATTTTATATTAAACAAGCGCCGCCAGCACAACTGATTTCTTCTATGCCTGTGGTGTTGTCCTCGCTTTCTGATAATTGAGTATAATCGACCTTTTTAAAACTATCTTTAAGATCACAATAAACCTTCCAATTATAAACATCTTTCATACAATATGTCAATCTCTTGACATCTCCTTCAAAATATTTTCCAGCAAAGTTTTTCATTTTTGTGACAAACATAAGTTTATTTTCGTCATCACTATCGTTGAATTGATTTAATGTAACATAGTCACAAGCAGCCCATAGGTTTTTATCAAAGTTTTGTAATGCTAATTCTATAAGCCCTGAGCACCATAAAGAAGCATCTCCATATTCTTTAACAATTTCTCTACTTGTAAATACAGTTGTAAATGGGGCTTGTGGATAGTCCTTATCTCCACTCTGAGGAATTAGACTAATGCCGGCATAATACTTTCTGTTTTTGTATATAAACTTTGTAACATTTTCCCATTCTTCTGGTTTCACAGTAATAGTATTACTAACATTATGACTTAGGAATTGTTGAGTACAAAGCTTAGAGTTTTTACCAGAATTGACCCATTGAATTTGCGTATTCTTAACAACATCAAGCATCTCAACTGCCGGAAGTTGATTTTTTAGTTTAGATCCATCTGGTACTTCAATTGGGAACTTAATAACTTCATCAGTATCATTTGCCGACCATGAACTTTTCTCACATGCTTGTGGATTATAGCTTCTAAAATATTCATATGGTGCTTCAAGAACATTTGCCTGAACGTGACGAATATATCGTTTGGCATGATGAGGATGAATACCTGAACTAGTACCAAGCATACTGCTTGATGTTCCTTCAGGCTTTAGGCAAGTTACTCTTGCTGCCTGATTTATATTTATCTTTTGTGCTAGTTCTTCATTTGTTTTTACAGCAATTCTAGCCCCTTGTCTTAACGTCTTTTCCGAAAGCACAAGATCAGGCTTTTCCATAATTCCTGTAAGACTAACACCCAGTAAAGCCTCTCGTTGGAAGATTTTTTCACTTGTTTCTCCTAAATATTCTAAGGAAGTAAAACCAGCTTGTAAAGTTCCAATAATTGCACAAGCACGACATCTCTCATAAAAATCTTCTTCGTCTACTAAAGAAGAACAATTGATAGTAGAAAGATTACAGCCCTGCCATCCAGATTCTCCTGTATCCTCATCAACAGGCCACATGCCGATTTCTACGCACGGATTAAAAATCATGTCCTTTGACTCGCTCCAAATAAATCCAGGCTCTCCAAACTCTTTTACACTCTCCATGAGGGCAGCAAACTCTTCATAACTAGTTTCGTTTTTTAGCAGAAGGGCTGAATTATTGCTTCTTGCTCTTTGTGGATTATCAGTAAACCAATTACCTGTTTTGGCCTTAGTCATTTCTTCATCATCTGGACTAAATAATGCTAACGAAGCGGAGCGACGAACGCCACCTGACAATACAGCGTCACTACTATGCATAACAATATCATAAGCATCAATTGGTCGCAATTTTTCTTGCCCATTAGCAATACACCTGTCTAGTAAAGCTCTAATTTTTTCAAGGCCATTTGCAAGAGGCTCATATCCTGGGGCTTTTCCTACGCCAGAACTTAGAGGAGCTCCTTTTTTTCTAATTTGAGAATAATCAAATACTACATGTTGATTGGTAAATTCAGCAAAAGACGGATCAGAAGGTCTATCAAAATAAGAAGACAAAAGAATACCAAGAGAATCTGCCCAGCCTTCGATACTATCTTCGATAACATGTTTCACGCCGCTACCTTTCTTTACGTCGTGTTGCAATTTTGGCAATTTTGCGACATGGTGTTTTTGAACAGAAAAACCAGTGCCGCTGCCACAAAGTAAAAGCCAGAAACATTCTTGGAAAAATCTAAGACGATCACAATATGAGCTTGTGCAGTTATAGATTTTTGCGTGTCTTTTTAGGATAGGCTCTCCGCCGAACTGTAAAGCCCTTTGGCTACCAAGAACTTTTTTCTTATACATTAAATCATATGCCCATTCAATGTCTTCGTTGATTTCGCAATCTGCATATTTTGTAAGCATCATGCCTTTGACTCTTTCAACAGCCTCTTTCCATGTTTCTCTTCTTTGTTTACTTTCAATCCATCGGGCATATTTACTAACAAATGTATAGTTTTGTAATTCTTGAAGCGCAGACATATTATCTCCTGTCCTTTTTGTTAATTGTGGAAATTAAATATAATAGGCCGATAGATGTAGAAGTTGCAAATAGATTATTTTGCATGTGTTGGCCCATTATCAAATTGTAGACATCTAAAGCTAATGCTAAATAGTAAAATACTAATATCATAGTACACCTTGCTGACTTGTTCTGTGTTTAGGTTTTGTATTATAGCATATTCTGTTCTGTGTGTCAATAAAAAAAACAAGCCTATCTTTTTTAAGACAGGCTTGATTTTATGATCAAAAAACGAACCAGAAATTATTTAGTTTTGGTTAATTTATTATATAGCATTAAAGCAACACAAGAACCTAAAACACCCATAAATAATCCTGCTGGTGAAACAGCATCGTATTGGCCTAATAAGTACATCATAGCGCCACCCATATAAGATCCCGCTACTCCTAATGCTACTGTTTTAACGAAGCCAAAATTTTCTTCTCCAGGGATTATACTTTTGGCTATAGATCCAACAAAAATCCCATATACACACCATACTAATATACTAAACATGTTTATACTCCAGAAGTGCTGATACCTGTTCTTCCTTGACTGTTTTTCCTACCTCTAACAAAGTTTGTAACATAGCGTCACCATATACTTTATATTGGTCTTTTGTTAAATGATTTTTTAGAATTTTTCTTAGTCTCATTCTAGTCAAAAAGCTATGATTAAAAGATCTAAATCTTACGTCTGTGCTAAAAAATTCTGTTTTTTCTCCGGTTGATAGTTTTGTTGTTTTATTTTTATTACATTCCTGTATAACTCTAATAACATTTACCATGATGGCAATAATCATAATAATAGTTATAGGATCAATACCATATCTATCCGTCTCTTTGACTTTAGATAATGTTTTATCATAAATTTCTTTAGCTAATTCTTCTATAGTTAATGCTGGCATTTTATTTCCTTAGATAAAAAGTATTGGGTCTCACTGGGACTAACGGAGGATCATCAACTTGTTCTTCTGTTTTTTCTGGAATTTCCTCTTTTACTGGTTCACAATATCCGCAATCTACTTTTTCTATTCCATCTCCACTAATATACCATCCTTTTCCTTCGCATACTGGACAATCTTTACGAGGATATTTAGCATCTTCTTTTACAGAATGTCTAGCTTTTAGAACTCCTCCAATAATGCTAACGGCACTAGTTGAAGATGGCTGAAAATCATTAAGCATGACCCCTCCCATAAAAGCAAAAGCAAGAATACTAATTGGAATTTTCATCTTTTTTCTTTCTCCTAAATATTGGGAATATCTTTTTTCTATCTGGACTAACTTCTGGAACCTCTATATCTTCTACTGCTTTAGGAGCAAATAACTTAATAACATTTAATACGAAGTTTGCTATAATAGCAACCAATCTATTGAAAGCCATTTTGTCTAATACGTTCATATATCCTCCTTTATAGGTAATCGACAAATCCTAAGTCTGTAAGTTTTTGTGGAGGAAATCCATTTACATTACTAAAAGCGTAGGCTCCTTTCCCGCTTAACATTCCAGCAGCATCTTTTTCTCTAATCCAAAAGCTTCCGTCTGGTTGGTCGTGAACTTTCGGTCCACTATTCCATTTCCCCCAGCTATTTTGAACTAGGAATAATGTTTCTTTAAATCTTTCATGGGTATCATCACAAGCTATCCATGCCATCGCATGTGCCCATGAGCCGCTTTTTCTTGCTATACCCTTAGAGTCTCTACTATTAGAAAATCCATAACCACTACACACACTTATTCCATACCCATTAGCAAGAGCATCCCTGGCTTCTTCTACACTTCTCACAAGAGAAACAGTTGTAACCTGATGCTTTTCTGCTTCATCTATAACTTTGTCAGGAAGTCCTCTGCCTCCCCATTTAGCGCCCATACTTCCGTTGTATTGGCTAAAATCAGCAACGCCAGGATAATTTTTTCTAAGTAAAATGCCTCCATTTTTACTAACAAATGTTGCTGCTCTTGAACAACTCATTCCTTGACCACTATGACCACGAGCCCCATAAATAGCCTCTGTAGCACCACGACAATGCCATCCTTCTTTTTCTCCTTTTACAGCAATTTCTACAGCACGACTTAAATCTACAGCATTTCTAGTTGAGTGGCTTACACAATCTCCTGTAGTTTGTCGTTCTGTATATGATTTCTTATCAAATCCCAACACAGCTTTAAAAGGGAGAGATAATTTATCTTTGCCACTTCCTACGATTCTAGAAGCGCCGTCTCCAAAATATGGATACTTAGACATATCCAATAATTCTTCAAATACATGTTCTTCCCAGATGGCCCCTAAAAATCCTTTGCGGTATTGATCTAATAATTGTTCAGATGATAGTCTAGCCATTATTTGCTCCCTTCAAAACAACCCCATGCTAATGCGTCAAATGCCGCAACTGCAACAGATCGTGATTCTGCATTGAGTACAGCAACATCGACTTCTGATTCTTCTGCGTCAACTTCTCCATTCAGAGCATTTACAACAAGAGATTTTGCTGCTTTTGCTAAATCTGGATACTGACCTCTTAGTTGAAGATTCATTAGTCTACCAGCAACACTATTAACTTCAGCAATTTCTGTGGTAGTTTTAACAATTTCGTTATCTCCGTCTAATTCTATTAGTCTAGCAATATCGTGATAAAGTTTCGCTAGAGCTAATCCATCTTCTTTATGGTTTTCTCCAATTTTTAAAGCATCTGCAACTTTTAATGCTGATGCCATTAGATTTGGATCAGTTGGTTCTGCGAATTCTACTGATGGCACTACCACGCTGTCTCCTCCTCCGTTATTAGGCAAAAGATTGGATAAATCTGGTTTAAAAACACCAACAGCTATTAATACAACTCCTATTACTAATGCAAAACTTTTATTCATTATTATCTCCTTCACATACTGTTGGGGCAAGATATTGGAATGTATCATCAAGTGATTTTACTGCTTCTCCACAACCATGTTTTACCGCTAAATCTCTAGTATGTTTCCATGATGCTACCATTTCAAAAAATACTTTATTTGGATCATTATCTGGTCTTACTAGAACAGGAGCAGGTGGTGGAGGAGTCACTGGGACAGGCCCAGGAACAGGTGCTACAGGAGCAGGAACAGGTGTATTTACTTTAGATTCAGTTAAGTCTGTGACAGTATCTTTTGCCTTATTAAATAGGTCTAAAAGAAATTTTTGTACGGGACTCATCTGATCCTTAAATAATACAAATAAAACAACTCCTACTCCAGCATATAATGCTAAATCTGTTGGGCCTAATCCTGCGGAAAATTCTTCGAAACTTTGTGTGTAATTCATTTTATACCTCTACTGATGGTCTTTTAGGTTCAAATACTCCTGTATTTCTAAAAACAGTAACCATACTATCAATTGTTGAACTAACAAGTAGCATCAAAAATGCTTTAACATATTTATGTATTACTGGCTCTAAAAAGTTTGGAACAACTGGAACATCTACAACTAAAAATACTTTGTCGTAGAACTCACTAAGTAAATCCATAGCAAGTTTCTTTTTGTCTGGACTACTTAAATCTTTTCCAATAGCTTCTATAATTTGGATTACCGAAGATATTGCTAATTGTAGTATTTTCCATGCTTCTGATAAAGCAATCCTTTTCATATCAGAGAGACTTGTTTTGACTGTTTCAATTAATTTTTTTACTTCCTGTGCTATCAGCTCTTGGCTTTTCATTGTTTTCCTTTTTTCTTTTTTCTAGTTCTAGTTCAACTTGTAAAGCAACTTGTTTGGCTAACTCTAAATCATCTTGACTTTTCTTCTGTTCATTTCTCGTTTGTATGTATCTATATAATATTCCAAATTGACCAGAAAGCAAAATTATACTTTCAACTCCATGAGAGACATCTGAGATTAGATCTTCTTTTTGATCATAGTCGCTAATTAAACCCAATAGATATAATCCACTAATAACAAAACTGACAACAGTAAACCAAAATTCGCTAGTTTTATAATTTGGTTTCATAATTGCCTCCGTTTGTTTTAGGCACTACCGCCATCAACATCGCAGCAGAAATAATTGTTATCAAATGAGTTGTCTAGCCCACTTCCCCATACACCTGTAATATATGCTGTGTTTTCTTCACTAACTATACAATGTGGAAAACTTAATTTATAATTAGGAACTCCATCAAAAGGACCGGTTGGAGGCAATCCGACAACAGTTAAACAATTATTAATAAGTTCTCCGCTTTTAGCCAAATGAATTGCCGTGCCCATAATTATTCCCCTTTTATTAATCTATATTCTACTGTTTCTAGAGTTTTAGCTAACGTAGCTATCTGTATTTTAAGATCGTTCATTACTTCGCTATTTCTTTGCAAAGCATCTGATAGCTCTCTTTGCATTTCTTTATTAACCGCTAATCTTTCCATAATATAATTTCTGTCATGAACATATGGACTCCTTGTTTTAATCATTTCACATACATCATCTTTTGTTGCCATATGTCTAATAACACCAGCCCAAAAGGCCACTAATGTTATTATTACACCGATAGCCGTCGTTGCTATATTTTGCCAAAAACTAAAAATTGTTTCGTTAGCAAATAAAAACATTTTGTCTCCAAATCTTAACAAAATAATTAAAAAGCCATAATACTCTAAGGGTAGAATGGCTCTTTAAAGTGTAGAAATACTTGTTATTTTTAAATATTTTTTTACCAAAGTGTTCTAGCTTTATATTGATCTCCAGATGGAGTTGGACCACCATATAGATAATCAAGATAACCTGGAACGTCTTGTGTAGGAGTTGCTGCTGTGTCAGGTACGCCAGAAACTCCAGTATCAGCAGCGATATCCCACCACAGATCAACTTCGGTAACAGGAAATCCTGATTCAAATGTGCCAGCATAAAAATTAAACTTGCCTTGTCTGATAGCGGTGGTAAGTCTGCGAGTACGCATAACTTCCCAAGGTGCTGGATTACGAACAAGTTCATTATTGTCAGCAGGACTTTGTAATGCTGTATTTGCTAGTCCAGCAAGTTCTTCTGTTACTAAAAATGATAGTGGTCTCTCATGATTATGAGCAAATTCACCACCAGAAATAGCTGGTTCAGCATTAACTCCGCTCACTACTGTAGAAGCAAAGACTCCCAAGTCTGGATTTGCTGTTGCATTAGTATTTAGTGGAGCACCTGCTACGTCTCCTCCATTTGCTTTCATAACGCCGCCATCATTTACTGTTGATGTCGGAGTAACTCCACTGCCATTTACTTGTACGGTAGCCATTTATTTCTCCTCTGTAAGTTTTGAGATATAAGCTCTATAGAAATCAATACACCAAAAATTAGCTATTCATCAGTACGAATTTATTAAATTTTTTCAATGACTCCAAATTAAATGTTCTAAATCCATAAACACCAGATTTATATAGAATTGAAAAATGGTTCTCTGTCCAGGCATTGCCGGTGGCTATAACATGAATTTCTTTAGAGTTTTCATGTAAAAAAGAAGAGGCTATTAGGTTATCTGCTAAATTATCTATGAAAAATCCACTTGAAGGTGTGGCAAATTGTATTTTATAGTCATCAAATATAGAACATATTTTTTTAAGACATCTATGATCAAAAGATCTATATTCAAGAATATACTTAATGATTATATTATTTGAACATATTGTTTTAACATTTCTAATATCTTCTCTAATTTTTTCGTATTTTCTATTAGCAGCTAAATTTTGGGGCATACTAATATCGACGCTAGTTGCTCCACAAGAGATTGCTTGTTCTATAGCGTAGCATCTTGTTTTGTTGTCAGAAATACCAAGGGGAAAATCTATTAAACAACTTAAATCTACCTTAGAATTTTTTAGTATTTGTTTACAAGATTTAAGTAAATAATATGGTACTGTTATGCTATTGATATTATATTTCAAAGCAGAACATATGGTTTCTTTAACTTTTTTATCTTCGTTGTCTGTGTCAATGATGGCAAAATCAACATACATTAAGGGTTCCACCTTAGTTATTTACGAGACAGTTTATATTAGGATATTTTCTACTTCCTAATACACCGTCAGCAAATCCATAATGTACAGCATCTTCAGGGTCCATATACCAATCCCCTTGCTTAAATCGCCTATATAGATATTTTTTAACTTGATCTGTGTTATAATTTTTTTCTTTGAAATAAGCTCCCTTCATACATCTGCTAGCATAAATATCCATCATTGTTTCTGTTACATACTTTTTCTCAAAATCACTCCAGTTATGAACATTATTATATTCACCAGAATAACCACTACTGCCATAATGAACCATAACATAAGACCGAGGCATTAATACTCTGGTTGTTGCAGATTGTAGGATGATAGAACTGGAGGATTCTGCTTGAGCATAAGAAACCATTACAACATTTGATGAACAACTTTTGACCGCATCAAACATTGCCATACAATCATTCCATTCTCCTCCAATGCTATAAAGGTGAACTAAAATATCTTTATTAGAAGCTAGGTCTAACGCACGAATATTTTTAATGAAATTGTTAGCTGCTCTGTATTCAATGCCAGGATTTTCCCCATTTTCTGGATAATTTTGTAAAAAGACCTCTCTGGTTTTTATATTTGCTCCATAGTCATGAAAATCTGATAATGTATCACTATGTTTAATATTCATTAAAATTCTCTATAGATTTTATCATTGATTAATTTCATAGTTTCACTGTCATTAAAGCATTTTCCAATTCCAATCCTAAAACGATACCTAGTAAAAATATCTAATATTTCCACTCCTTCAGATTTGTCGATTATATTGGCAACTTTTTTGTTAATATCGAAATTTGTATGCCCTACCCAAAAATTAAAAAGACTAGAAGGTGCTGTCAGTTCATTGTATGGAATAATACCCATTGGAGTAGCAATTGCTTTAATGGGCTTCATTTCCATTTCTTCATCGTCAACATATTCTATATCATCAATAGTATCTATTTCATTTTCATAATCTGTCCATTTAGCTTCCTCTAAAGCCTGACCAAAAGGATCTATCCATTTTTCCCATACAATCAGTGGTTCTTGCATTATTTTGATTCCGAATGGTGAACCAACATAGAAAACTTTGTTGGCGGAACTACTGGTCCTTCTTTATTATAAGTCAAATCTTTGTAGGTGTCAATATATTCAGACCAGAACAAAATTAATTCACTAATAAATTCTTGTCGATCTGGGTCTTCAGCAGCCATATCCTGTAACATTTTCAGGATCATTGATCTATACAGACCATTTTCTATAAAGCATAAAACTTCAGCAAATTTTTTGGCATCTTTTTTCTTTAAGTTTTGAGCACTTATTTTGATGGTTAATTCATCGCTGTCGTCCACACAGAATAAAATAGTATTATCTTCCATACTAATATTAAAATTATCTGTAGATTTTGTGTGAATATCAGTCTTACTTTTTTTGAATAAATTAAACATTATATTAAACTCCTAATAACATTCATCATTAAATAGGATTTTTCAGAATTTTCAAGTTCCCCAATATTAAATTCTAACCAATAGCAATTTTCATCATTCTTTTGGCAGTCAAAAGGAACAATACTACCATATACCATATCTATGCTATTTTCTGCTTGAGACAAAGCTTTAGAATGAAAAGACACAAACTGAGGCAAAATTTCATAATCACTCAGAAATAAATGTTTTTGTCTAATAAATTCACATATGGATTGATCAATATTTTCTTTTTTTTGTTGATCTACTTTCATTTGTGGTAAATTAATATTATCCTTGTTTGTAGACAAAACATATTTTTTATTGTTCTGTACATCTGTTGTAAAAATTACAATATGAATATTAATATCAAACATATGATGACTCCTTAATCTTCAAGAGAGCCTTTTTGATTGATTGTCTAATAGCTTCTCTTGTTAATCCAAACTTTTTGCCAATCTCTTCAAAAGTATGATCTTCATAATAATAGAGTTTAATATATTCTTTTTGTTTTCTAGACAGAGAGTTTTCTTCAAATAGATTTTCTAGAAAATTCCTTAGTTCTGTTTTCTCTTCTTTTTGTAGAATATTTTCTAGCGGATTTATGCTCTTTGAATCAGGTATATAATCATATGAAGTACTATTAGTTTCTTCATCAATCTTATAGTCTAATGAATAAACTTTCTTCTTGGACGAATTTTTTGTGTTATAATTTTTTGTGATATAACTCTGAATAGCCCAGATAGCACATTGATTACGATATGAGTATTTCGTTTTCTTTTGCCTATTATTCTTATTTTGATAGTCTTCGTCAAATCTCCAATCTGCAAGCATTAGACAATATGCTACATTACTAATAGCGTCTTCGTCTTTCAGCATTTTCCTTGCTAATCCATTATAAAAGGTATTAGCGAATTTAGAAATAGATTTTTTAGCAAGTGTTATATATTCTGATAGACAATAGAAATCTACTTCGTTATGATCTCTATACTTAATCTTTTGTTTGCCGACGCCCTCAATTTGTACAGACATATGCTCTCCTAGTTCCTTAAAAATTCCTGGTCCAAAAATTACACAATGATCTATTTTTTAGGCTTTTGAGCCTTTTTCCAAGCCTCTGGATCTGGTCTGTCTTTATCCCCTGGTTTTGCGGGACGATATTTTTTCCCTTCCCTTTCCTTTTTTTTTCGGATATTTTCCCATAATCCTGGCTTATCTGCTGCTTTAATAGTATCGGCAGCCTCCGAGACATACATTAGAAAATCGTGAATTGTTCTCATGTAGTCCTCAGTTATTGCTATTTTACCCTGTAACCAGCTCTCTGTCAAGTTTTCTTTGACCTGTGGATTCTCAAGATTTTCTAGAATATTTTGTGCATTTCTCATTATAGCTCTTATAGAACCAACACTCATATTGTAAAAATCTTCTTTATATTCCATCATTTCTTGTTCTGGAGTTTCGTCCTCTATTTCTTCTGGAGAAACCATCATCTTATCGTCTTCTGCAACTGGAGAAGGAAAGTACATGTTTTTTCTTTCGTATTCCAGCCTATTGCTCTGCAAAGATTGTTCTATACCTTTTAAAATTTGATGATGTCTCATTTATTTTCCTTTTTAACATGGGACCAGATTGATAGAGCCGACTCCACCTGCACAAGCATTAAAATACAAGTCGTTGTACGGCCAGTTATATTCTAAGTCATCGGGATCAGTCGGCCAACTATTACCAACTGTTGCAAACTTGAGATAGTTACATACCCATGTTCTTGCTTCATTTTGTGATGAAAAGGTTTTCACTTCAATGACTTCTATTCCAGAACCATCTGGAATATCAATAGTATCATAGGCTACTCCACTAATTACTGGAACAGTACCGGAGTATGGGGCATAGTAAAGAACCCAGGAAGTCATAGATCCAACATCACCGCAGTTTGTATCAATATCAATAGGTTTGCCACAACAGTCAACGCCAGATTCTTCTGGAGCAGTGTATGTGTCTAGTGTGGAGAGATCTATAACATTATAATCTTCATCTATACAATTACAATATGTTCCGGTTGCCGGTGGTCTACATGTTGGATTAAAAGCAACTGATAATGTCACATTGTTGCCATATGCACCACCACCAAAATCACAATTTTCTTGTACAGTCCAGTATTGGGTCTCTAATGTAACAAAATCATTGTATGCTCTTCTGTATCTTACTTGTAAGGGTTCGTTTGATGCTGTTGTACCGCCACTACATCCGCGACCACTTACTCCTCCACAATCATTAACTGTATATTGCCAGTCCCAATCCCATCCACCCCCATTCCATTCTATTTCTAAGGTTCCTCCAGTACTAAAAGAACCGCCAGCACAAGTAACAGTCATACCAGTAGAAAGCGGATTATAAACGACCGGTGTTGGATCACCAAATGGTTCGACACCTGAATCACATTCTCCAGAAGGACTCCAAAGCTCCCATTCTAATACCGTCGCTGTTGTAACATCACTTCCTCCTATAGTAACAGTAGCATATCTAGGTAAAAAGTAACCACTGGTAGGTGGTGTTGTTGGTGCGCTTCCATTTAGTGATATGTTGGTTATTGTTTCTAGATCCAAACATTTGCATAATCCATCTTCTAGTTGGCAAGTGTCGCATATTGGACAATCTCCAGAGCCGCAGTCTGTGTATATGAAAAAGTCTGTTCCTGATTTGGCAATGCGAAAGCTACCTGTACTAGGATCTCTATAGATGTAATGATTGCAGGGCATAGTTTTTATCCTTTTTATTGTTGCATATATTTTTTGAGTTTCGGTTGTAATTTACTATATACATAGTCAGAAAAAACAAAAGAAGCAGCATTATCACTTGGATAATGAACACCTTGTTTAATTCTGGCTTCTGCTGTTTTTTGTGCTATTTTATCAAAACTTTTTGAATATTGTGGATAAATATCAGAAAGTATATTCGATACCAATTTACTATACACCGTATGTCCAGAAGGATACGATGCTGTATGTATAGTATCTGTAACTATAACTCTAATAGGTATGTCATATAGTTTTGCAAGTTGGGATGGTCTTGGTCTATTCCAAAAACTTTTAGCATTCATTAATACTGGTTCTACAACATCATAAAATAAATTGATATATCTTTCTGGATATTTTAGATTGTTTTTCTTTAGAAAGTTGATATAATAACTATCCATATCAACATCCATATTATAAATTAATTTTAAGTCTTCTTGTGTTCTATTCAGTGTAAATTTTGATACTATTGCAAGCTCTTTTTGTGTTTTTGAGCTTGTATTTTCTGGCGGTGGAGAAAGAATTGTTTTATAATCAAAATCAATAAGATTACTCATTGGTTTTTCAGTAAAAACAGTATCGTATGTTAAATTTTTAATCTTATCGTTTAATAGTATCAGATTTAAGTTCATTGATCTCGTTTTCTCTTTCGGTGAATACTTTCTCTAATTTATGAACTAATCTAGTGCCTGTTTTTTGAAAAAAACAAGGAAGAATACTATGAACCAAAAGGAAAAACCCGGCCTTAATACATAACCAACCATGAAAAGAAGCAAATTTAAAATGTTCAACATAGGTCATGTTGTTGTTTTTTAAATGGTCTTCGCATTCATCTATTAGTTTTTCTACCATTTTTTACACGACCAGTACCTTGCTTTATATTTGGGTCCAGGGTTATCACAATTATGCCTAGCCCTAAAACTCTTTCGTCTAGCAGGATTGTCTCTTTTGATTTCCATATTAGGATCACCAAAATTAACTTTTACAACATTACCTTTATCGTTTTTAACGTATACGCTAAATTTCTTAGGTCCATCTGGAGTTCTAAATGGTTTATTTAAAGTTACTTTTCTTCCTTGATATTCCGCTGCCTCTGACACATATTCTAATTGGATATTATCTCTATAATGATTAGCTTTTGAACTAAAGTAGAATAATTCATCTGTATGTGGATCTTTGTAAATAAAAGAAGCAATAGCATTAACTAAAACTTCTTCTGTATCTTCTTCAAAATCTACATACATATTATTTTCTGGAATAATAAAATTATATGGAGTAATTTCTTCGGTATTCCCCAAACTATTTTCTTCAATAATATCACATACCTGCTTTAATAGAGAAGATTTGCTTTGTCCCATACACACTGCATATCTTTGACTAGAATCAGGAAATTCCTTTGACATTTGTGAGTCTCCCATGCACCTTGTCATAAAATCTTTTTTATTTTCCTTGTCTCCTCGCTTAGGTAATGGCATTGCTGTAGCTCTTTCTCTCTGTTAAAGTATTGTTGATAATGGAAGCCGTATTCGACCAAGAATAGTGTCGTGCTGTTTCTAGTCCTTTTTCGTTAGACCTAACTTTATTATTATACACAAATTTCATATGTTCTACAGTTTGCTCTAATTGTTCTTTTCCAAGTTTTGCCCAATTTCCAAATCCATGAAACCATTTTCCGTCATTAGCAGCTTCGGTTTCATTAATTTCTACTAGAAAACTATTATCCTGATTGCAGTATTCTGTATGTGCAGAATAATTGGTTGTGATAATTGGCTTGTTCAAGGCCATCATTTCTGGAATTTCGTTATTCCATCCTTCTGCTCTGCTCATAAATATACCACAATCTGATTCTCTTATTACTTCAGCAAGGTCTTGTTGCGTAGGCAATCTATTATAAACTTTAATTTTATCCGACAATGCATTATTATTTACTAAATTCAGCCACTGATTTGTTTCTTGTGGACTTAAAAATGGATTATGAGGCACTAGCCATAACTCTACATTATCGTCGGGACTAAATGCTTTCTCGAATGCTTGTAACAGAAAATCTTGACCTTTCCTTTTTTCCCACTTCCCGACATGTAAAAATACATATTTGTCTGTCTTAATCTTCAAGGATTTTTCGTTATTAAAAATCTCAGTATTTACACCTAAAGGAGCAACAAAAACTGGTACTTTGACTCCATTATCTTCTAGAACTTTTTTGCCCCATTTTGATGCAGTGAAAACTCCGGTGGTATGGTTTAAGCCTCGGACCTCAAAATCATGTAGTTTGTCTGCTTCAAAAAATGGAAATACATAATAGTCTCCAACCCCAATTCTTGGACCCAAATCATTTTGATGCCATATTTTCAAACATGGAGCATATGGATCATATGATCTGGATGCATTTAGCATTTTTAACATTGCTTCTCTTTCTATTGGGTCTTGTAACATTACGCCTTGACCCAAAACAAATAAAGCCACATCTAGATTTAGTTGTTCTAATTGGAGAGCAATATTTGCTGAAGTAATTCCATATCCCGTTCCATTAATTGGACAAAACAGATTCAACTTATTCATTTTTCATAAATCCTATTATGGGTATTGTTAACTCTAATAAATGTTGTCTTTTTAGGAAGGTCTTTTATCTTGAATGCTCCCACATAAGTACAACAACTTCTGATGCCACCAAGAATATCTCTAAGGGTATCTTCTGCTAAACCTTTATAAGGTATTTGAACACACCGACCTTCGCTAGTTCTGTAGTTTGCTACTCCATCGTGATGTTTATCTTGTGCTTCTTTACTGCTCATTCCGTAAAACCGTAAAGATACTTTTCTTCTTTCAGTTGGATAACCAGGGTCTATAGATTGCCAAAACTTTATTTCGCTACTGTCTGCGAGATACTCATAAGTCCATTCTCCGTCGCATTCATTTGTTCCTGCCAGCATACTTCCTAGCATAACAAAATCAGCCCCACCACCAAATGCTTTACAAATGTCCGCAGGAGTTCTACATCCTCCGTCGCTGCAAATGTGTCCTCCGCAACCATGAGCAGCGTCAGCACATTCCATTACAGCACTCAACTGAGGGTATCCTACGCCCGTTTTTAAACGGGTGGTACACACACTGCCGGAACCTATACCAACCTTTACAATGTCTACGCCACCGTGCATGATAAGTTCTTCTGTCATTTCTGGCGTAACAACATTACCAGCAATAATAATAGATTTCGGATACTTTTTACGCAGGTTGGCGAGGGTGCGAACAAACTTTTCAGAATATCCATTTGCGACATCTACGCATAGGTTAGGAGTTGACCACCTAAACGCTTTAGTGCCCTCAAACACAGCGTCCAACTTTTCCAAATCAGAAACAGAAGTGCCGGTAGAGTAAAAAACAAAATCAGAAGTAGAAGATAAATTATTCCTATAATATTCCAGATATTCTTTGATATTGTAATGCTTGTGTAAACAAGTTATTGCTCTATTTTTAGACATAGTATCTGCCATGTAAAAACTTCCCGTGGTATCCATGTTAGCAGCAACTAAAGGACAACAATCGGTAAGTTCTGAGATGGCATGAGGAAAAGAAAAAGACCTATAGGCCCAAACATCTTTTCTACTTTGTAGTTTAGATCTTTTGGGCTTGATAAGAACATCATCAAAATCAAGTTTCAGTTCGTTGATAATTTTCATTGGTTAAAAAAATACCATCTATTAAGTGAGTTTATACTGTTGTAACTATTGACATATTTTAGATAAATCTTAATTTCGTTCCAATCGCTAAAAATTAGTTCGTGAGGCAAGCATCCAAACAACCAATCTGGACAATGTTCTTTTCCTTGCTGCACATGAACTATTATAGGTTTTTTCTGGCGGTTTGCAAGAAAAATTTCTTCGTATGTGCCACATGGATGAGTATCTAAATCTAAGTTAACAATTATAAAATCGCTAATATCAACAAGACGAAGATCTACATTTCTTATGATCTTCATTATTTCTGATAGTTCTTCATAGTTTTTAGCAGTCTTTAACTCTATTTTTTTTAAGAATGAGTTCTCATCTTCTTTACCTATTTCCGAAGGTTTTGTTAATGGATTAAATACTGTTACTCCTAGTTCTTCTAGAAAAGGAGTAATACTTTCTCTCCATCCTTTTCCTCTGTCGGCCACTCTATCCATTGCACCAACAAGATAAACTCTTTGATTTTTTAGTCTATTCATGGTCCCGGCATCAGCATGATTTGAGAAGGATTTAATGCTAGTCTCCAATCTGGTTTTTCTTTTCTTAGAGACAAATGAAACATGACATGTTCACAATCTTTGCCGTCGTATTCTCCTAAAATATAATCTTGTGTTTTATAAATAGCCATTCCTCCAAATGCGCTATTGACAAAAAATGGAGTTGTTCCTACTGGTACTATCCAATATCCAAACCAAAGCATAGGATTATCTATTATATATTCATTTCTAAAATAAGACCAATCATACCACCAAGTTGCTCTATATGCCCAACAATCATAATTCCATAATTTAGGTTTATCTTCTATATTCAAAAGCTGGTAGCTATTGCCGCATATGGCATCTATATCTGTCATTCTTAACATCCCGAAAGAATGATAAAAACCATTAATGCTTATATCAATAAAATCAGAATCAATAACTATTACATAATCATAATCAGAATAATTTTTCTTAATATATTCTAGATTTCTGTTTCGGTATTCTGCTAATGCTTCTGTTCTTTTGGGGTTCTTACTTGGGCCAAAATGTGGCTTGTTATTGTCTTCCGATTCATAATAAAAGTTAGGGTCTTCTGTAGCAAGCTGTTTTAGTATTTGTTTTGTATTATCTTTAGAATCATTTTCAAAAACAACAAACTTATAATCTTTGACATAATTTTTTACAATATTAACAATTGTATTGACATTTTTTTTAAGAACATCTGCATTGTTTCTACAAAGCATTGAAAAAACCACGGTCTTATTTTCGAGCTGAATTTTTCCTTCTTCTATGAAAGCATTGTAAGAAGATTCATTTATTTCGTTAACAGGCAAAAGTTTTTCTATGTTGGATCCAGGATTTAAATTATTTACATTCATTTAAAATATACCTTTTAGAATATAGTTACATCAATATTTGTCCATATGTCTTCCACCAAACAATTTATAAATGTCCAGTTTCCTCCTGCTAATTTGCTACCAAATTTTGGAGCAAAGATTTTTACTTTATTTTCTGAATTAAAGTTATCTAAAATAAATTTTCTAACAGAAACCATACTTTTAACTAGGTAAGCATAGTTTAGTGGTCTTGGATTTTTTTCGCTACGAATACCATTTTGTGCAATCATATTTGCAAATATTAATCTTCTATTATATGTTGGTTCTCTATCTACATCAATAAACTGAACATAACCTGGATTTCTGAGTAAAAAGTTTTTGCCAAGCAAATGATAATTAGTCTTTACTTCTGGATAATATTCAGCAACAGATTTAGCAAATCCAGCACCAAATAAATTAGCATTATTACATACATGAGGAATAATAATGCTATATCCGATTTCTTTAGCATTAATAGTATTTTGTGCTGTTTTAAAAATATTTTTTTTTGACTTTACCAAATTAACCATTTTTGTTGCCTCCAGAGTTTTTTCTTAAAATGTCTGAGCTGTTTAATTCGACCCAGTAAATTTCATATGCTATAGTATCTTCTAATGCTTCAAATTGATGAAATTCTCCAGGTTTAACAATAGTCATTTCTTTACTTGAGACAACTGTCTCGTCCATAAGATTATAGTCGTTTTTCCATACTTTGACAAGTAGCTTTCCATTTTCTACAAAAAATAAATTATATTTGTGCTCATGTTTGTGGACTGAACAATATCCACCTTTGTTAGCTTCTATTCTGTGTATTTCTACATTGTTTTTGTTAAATAATTCTGATGTAGAGCCCCAGACTTTACCCTGTATATTCATATACTCTGTCTCCATCTATAACGACTCCATTGCTAAACATTGGATATTGTAATATCTCAAAATCCTGTCTATAGATTTTATGAAATTTGTCTATATCCTTTTTTATGATTTGAATTTTAGGTTTTTCTTTTGAAGAGTTTTTTTGAACCAATTCAAAATTTTTAAAACCTAGTTTATGTAAAATTTTACTTACGTCTTCATTATAGTTTTCAAATCTTGCTACGTTTTTTGCCAAATGATAACAGTTAAATTCATGTGTTTGCGGAATACTATGATGTTTAAAACTTTCTGTTTTGTCTTTTAGATTGCCGAATTTAATTTTTGGGTTTTCTATAATATTCAGCAGTTCTGTGATTGTTTTTTTCTTTTTAAAGACAGGATCATGAGCATCTGTCCCATACTTAAACATATTATAAGCTGAGGCAAATCTTGTGTATGGATTTCTTATAATAGTCATAGTTTCAAAAGATGAATATTTGTTGGGAATTTTACCAAAAATTGGACCGATTCTATTGTTTTTGTCTTGAGGAAACACATAATGCCTTAATGAATGCCCTCCGCATTTTGGCATATGAATAAAAACAAATTCTTCTTTTAAGTATACAAAATTAGACATAGTTATATTTTGATTTTAAAAATTACACAATCGTCGTTTATTACTTTTTGTTCTATTGACTTTGGGTTTAACAAACTTTTTATTTTATTTGACCACCATTCAGCATCTTTAACAGTTTTATGGCAATTGCTTCCGTCTGGTAGTAATATCGTTGCTGTTCTTGTTGATATAGCATGATACATGAATTTTGGTTTTAATAAAAGCATTTCTTCAAAAAGATTATTTATTTCTTCTTCAAATAAATGCTCTAGAAGATCTGTTGTTATTACTAGTTCATATTCATCTTTAGGAATAACTTCTTTACCTGGAACACACGGATCGAACTCATCAATATTAAAAGAATATTTCTTATACAGTGATCTCTTCAATGCCCCTCTTCCTGCACCAAAATCTAATACCGAAACTGATCCTGTTTCATCTATAAAAGACCTAACATCATCTGTATAAACAGAACCAGTGTCGCCATAGCTTCTTTGTTGATGTAATTGTTTGTATAGTTCTAAATCTTTATATTCATATTTCATTATATTATTTCTTCTATATGTTGATATAATTCTTCGGGGTTATGGCATCCATTTGGCATTTCTTTTCTTCCGCATGGATATGGTTCTTCTGATCTTTTAAATCCTCTTCCTGCTGAAGATTGTCCAGAATGTAGGTGTCCTGGCAGATCTACACATTTGGTTATATAGATATTATCTCTAAAAATTTGTTTCCAATTTCTATTATCAAATTCTTTATTTCTAGCACACATGCAAAATGCACCCAAAATCTGTTCACAAATTGTTGATTTGATATTTTGATATTTTTGTCCTAAACAATATTGCAATATTAAATTCATTGCATTTCGCATATTTTCTGTTTTATCTAAAAATATATGTCCAGACATGCAGAACGGATGTCTTTTCCAAAAACCATTATCTGTTGTATGTAATCTAGATGGGTATTTTTCTAGATTTTCTAAGAACATATCAAGGTTTGGATAAAGTTCATCAGACCTAACTTTTAAAGTATATTCTTTTTCAGCAACTAGAGCCCCATTAAAAGTTGTTGATGCAATGTAGTATATCGCTCCATGATTTATTATCTCTTTAAGATTAGGGGGATAGTGCGAGGTAGTTAATTTAAATTTTGACTCAGGATTTGTTAGACATAAATTCCTATAATCTTCTCCGCTGCTCCATGTAGAAACTATGACTTCTCCAAAATCTTGGTAGCAGTCTATTGCTTCGTAAGTTCTGTTGTCCAGTGGACCCTGAATTACTACGGAAATTTTCTTTTTTAAATCTTCAAAAGCCATTTTACCATTTTTGTTCGGGGCACTTCTGATCTGCCCAGGCTAGTTTATTCATAAAAATTTTTCTACGATTTATATTACAACCACAAACTCCGCATTCTTGCTCTTGTTGATTATAGTATTCACAACTAACACAAATAGAAAATCTTCTATCAATTTCTTGTTGACTGCTTTTAGGCATACCTCTGTTGATATGCCAATAAAGACTTATGAGAAAAGTTTTGATCTTGAGTAACATTTTATTTTTCTGTTGGTTTTATAGCAACAATATTGTTTTCTTCGTCGAGTTTATAGACAGGGCATATGTCTACTATTGAGTCTGAAGACAACCATTTATTAAATCCTGTATTTAAACTGATGCAACTCCTATCTCCATTCCTCTTGTAATCAGAAGACAGAACATATGTACTATCTTCTAATTCAAAACAGTCTCCAGGTTCTAATTCCTCTAGATATTTCATTTGTTATGGAGATATTCTTCCCATTCCTCATCAAGTTCTTCTTGTTCTAGAGCCTGTAGTCTGTACTTTCTAACTTTATTAGATTTGTTTACAAATTTAGTTTCATCATCAATAAACTTTTGATGTACTTTCTTGTTAGCTAGATGATTTTTTCTAACTTCTTTTCTGTTTACTTCGTCTTCTTCAAATTCCATTACCGTCTCCTATGTTGAGTTACTTTATCTATGATAGCACAAAACCAAAACTTTGTCAAGTGTACTTCCTGTTTTTTTGAAAGGCGTGATTTTGTTAAGGTCTTTGATTAACTTTCCTTAAAAATGATGCTGCGTCTTTTACTACATATTCATTCCAACTTTTATAGTTATAAAGATGTCCAAAAACTAAATGACATTTAGAACAAAGAGTAATTAGGTTACCTCGGTCTAGTTCCAGTTCTTCTGCAATATGCACAGGAACTATATGATGTACTTCTAAATCTTCATCCCTTCCGCAGGCTTGACATTCTGGCTGTTCTTTTAAATGGTCTTTCCTTACAGTTCTCCATTGCGGAGATCGAGTAGCGTATCTAATCTTTTTTTGAAATAAATTCCACATGATTAGAGCTTTAAAAATTGCATATAAGAAAGAAAGTTTCTACCATATCCTACTTTTTTATAATAGACTTTATCCTCAAATGCTATAGATGCAGGTATGCTGGTTACTTTATATTTTCTCGCTAATTCTGGATTAGAGTCAAAATCTACAAAACAAACAGTATATTTTTCATTAACCATTTCCATGTTTGCTGTTAAGTCATTCTTTAAATAGGTGCAATATGTACACCAGTCAGCAGTAAATACTAATAGCAATTTTGTGTCTGTTTCTTTTGCTTCTTGTCGTGCAACTTCAATGTCATTAATTACAACTTCTTCAGCAAAAGACTTATTAAGAAATAGACAAACAAAAATAAGAAATAAAATTTGTAGTATTTTCATAGATAGTTTCCTCCTATCTATTAGCATACACCACAAAGATATTGATAAAAATTATTCCAGGTAGTGAAATCCAAATCTAACAGGTTCTTTATTGGTAAAATTCTCATCAATAAATTCTTGAAATTCTTTTCCTTCCTCACTATTGTGCCAAGTTTGATATAGTTTATCAGAAGACAGACTTTTAAATTGTGGAACTTCTCTTCCAACAGCAAATATCATAGAAGAAGTATCCATCCTATACTGTAGAAATTCTCTGAATTGTTTATTTTTTTTCCAATACTCTGGACATTTATCTTCAACGCACATTGCTAAAGCAGTACAATAAACCATAAATTCAAACATTCCACTAACCGCATCTGTACGCTCTAATTCTCTCTTATGATTATAATCATCAACAGCACACATACCACCAAGAGTATAGCAATTCCATTCTTCTGCAATATAAAGTGGTTGCTCATCCCAGTATCTTCTTTGTTCCACAAAATAGAGCTTATATCTATATCCTCTTAGATTTTCTGGGACATATTTTGCTACTTCACCAATAGTTGTAGGAGGTTCTTTAATTAACACGGCATTATCGTCTAGGATATAAAATCCATTATAGCCCATTCTACCTTTTCTTAAAGCACTACTAATGAAATGGGAAGTTTCATGTACATCAGTATATCTTCCATTGCCCTTGGATGGTTTTGCACAATGGCTCATTACATCATTATAAATTCCATCTCCAAGATCACGATATTTCTTAACTTTAATTAGATCCATTGATTATTGTTCCCCAAAAGCAATACGCTTAATTCTTCTAGCGAGATTAGCAGCCCCTACTGTTCTTCCTTCTGTGTAGTCATCAAGACCATAGCCAAGAGTCCTTTCTCTTTTCTTTTGATCCTCTATTGCCTTATTACAAATTTTTAGAACTTCGTCTAACTGCTGCTGTTGTTTTTTTGTTAGATAATTTGTCCCTTTATTTATCATACTATAATATCCTTTATCAGCTTTCCGCCATCAATAATCTTTACTGGCCTACTACCTGGGGCCATGAGAACCTTATTAGGATCAATTCCAACCAGTGAGTATATTGTAGCAGCCCAATCTGCAATGTCAACTGGATTTTCTAAAGGCTCACTACCAGTGGCATCGCTCTTTCCATAAATCAATCCACGCTTAATACCACCACCAGCGAGTACTGTACTATATACTTTAGGCCAATGATCCCTCCCACTAGTAGGATTAATCTTAGGAGTTCTACCGAATTCTGTGCCAACGACAACAAGCGTAGAATCCAACATTCCTCTGTCATCAAGATCATTTATTAATGCCGCAAATGCCTTATCAAAATCTGGTAAGTTTCTTTCCATTTGTCGGGCAATTCCATCATGATGATCCCATCCTCCATAGGTCATCGTCACAAATCGTACTCCCGCTTCAACTAATCTTCTACTTAATAGCATTCTCATACCGGCTGCATTTTTTCCATAAATTTCTTTAGTCTTATCGTCTTCTTTATTTAGATCAAAAGCATTAATAGCATTATCGGAAGACATAAGATCAAAAGCATTTTCATAGAAAGTATCAAGGGCTGTAAGTTTATCTGAAGATTGCTCTTTACTAAACTTATTGTTGACAATATCGAGCATTTCTCTTCTTTTATCAAATCTTTTAAGCGTGATGTCATCTGGCAAACGTAAATCCCGAACCTTAAAGTTTGGGCTTTCAGGATTACTACCAAGACTAAAAGAACTATAAGAGGAAGAAAGATAGCCAGTACCAGCAAA